TTCGCGTTCGCCTCCCAGGCGGGCGGCTACGTAATGATGGCCGCGGCCGTAACGCTCGGGGTGGCCATTCCCACCCTGGTCTATGCCCTTACCCGCGTCGGCGCTGCTCTCGCCACCGACGTTCACGGGAGGGCGGCATGAACGCGCCTTTCAACCTCAATCCGAGGGCGCCGCGACGCCCCCTCTCTGACCTGGAACGCGCCCACCACCGCTGCATCGCCGAGCTTCTGGTGCTACGCCCCCCGCGCCGCATCAGCGGCAATGCCGACCGCTTCGATATTCTTGCCCGCGCTGACTATGTCGAAGCATTCGTGAGCGGCGTCACCGTCTACGTGAGTGCCGTCATTGACGATATCTGCCGTCAGTTCCCGATCGGCTTCATCGAGAACGAAACGCCCCGGCTTACCGAGGCGAAAGACAACATCGTCGGCGCGCTCAAGAATGCAGTCGACCGCATGATCGACGGGGAGGCCGCCTGATGCCCCGCCCCAAGCATGGCTACTTCAACGCCGCCGGGGCGCCCATCCCCGGCACCCATGATCCGATCAAGCGCTACATGGATCACACGGCGCTGATGATTTGGGCCCACAAGCAGGGCCAGCAGGGCCTACCGCTCTATCAGCGCTCGGCGATCGACATCGGTTCGACCGTGCACGGCATGGCCGAACTCGATCTTAAGGGCCGGCCCGATCGCGAGATCGAGGCCTACTGCAATGAATGCCTGGCGGCGCCGGATCACCTGCGCAAGGCATGGTCGGCATTCGCGGCGTTCCGCCAATGGCGGCAGCAATGCCACGTACGCGCGATCGCCCAGGAAGTCGCGCTGGTGTCGGAGGCCTTCCAATATGGCGGCACACCAGACACCATCGCCATGATCAATGGCGGTCTGGGGCTGATCGATTTCAAGACCTCGGCCAAGCCTTATCCCGAGAACCTTGTCGCGCTCGCCGCCCACGGCAAGCTGTGGGAGGAGAACCACCCTGATCAGCCGCTAACGGCAGGCTATCATCTGATCTGCCTACCGAAGGACGGCAGCGACTTCGGCCACCACGCCTATGCGGACCTCTCACCGCAATGGGAACTGTTTCGGCTATGGCTTGCCGCCTACCGACTGGAAAAGGGCTGCCCGTCGCCGGCAAAAGCTCAGGCGGCCCGGCCGAAGCCCGCGGCGCCGGAGGCGAAGCCCGAGACGCCGAAACCGCGTCCGCGCAAGGCTTCGGTGCGTGCCCGGCCCAGATCCGCAGCCACGGAGGTCGAGCGCTTCCTTGCGGCGGCCGCAGCCACGCCAAAGCCGACCGCCGTCCTTGAACGGCCGGCCGCCGAACCGATGCCGATGATCGCGCCCAGGGCACAAACTATGGCGGAGATTCTCCGCGCCTACGGACATGTGTCATGCTGATCGAGGTCGCCGAGACGCATCCGCCGCAGACCGGCAAGAAGGTCGCGCATGTGGTCGCGGCCGGCGGCCAGAAATTCGAAATCTGGCCGGAAAAGCTTGCCGCCATCCAGGTCGGCAGGACCTACGAGATCACGGTCGCCGAGCGCGAGTTCAACGGCCGCACCATCAGAAAGATCACCCAGGCGCGGCCGGCCGGCGTCAACGGCGCTACCGCGCCTGCGGCCGGCGGCGGCTTTGCCGCCGGCGCGGCGGCCGAAAGCGAGTTCGTCGGCCGCATTCTCGCCGCCCTCATTCTCAAGGGCGAAGTGCGCTACGTTAAGCGCGAGCTCTATGACGCCGCGATTCTGCTGCGCAACCTGTGGGCCGCGACATGCGGCGGCCGGGCAGAAAACACCGACGCCGCCGGCGAGCGGCATTGAAACAGGGGAAGCCATGAGCATCATCCCGATGAAACCAGCGCCAAAGATGGTTCCTGTCGACATGCCGCCGGAGACGGCGGCATGGGTCAACAAATTCATCGCTCGTAACGCCCAGCGCTACGGCTCGCACGGGCCGATGACGATGGAGGTTCTTCTCAAGATCCTGTTCGAGGACGTCGCCGCCGCGATGCGCGACGGCGGCGATTCCTGGCAGGGCTGCCATATGGCGATCCTGCTGCTCGAGCACGGCTACCGGCTGTGAGCCCATGTGGATTTTCATCAGCGACGCCTTCGTCTCGATCGTCGCGCCCCGGCCGGGGCGCGGCGTCGATCCGCAAAAATTTCTGATCGTTCGCGCCCGCGTCCGCGGCGACATCGAGAAGCTTTTCCCGCGCGCCAGGATTATAGCGAACCAGGGGACCGATTATCGCTTCCGCGCGATCGTGCCGCGCGCCGAGGTGGCCGCCGCGCTCGCCGAACGAGCGAGCGCCATCGCCTATACGAACTTCAAGGATACGGTCACGACGCAGGCCCGGCACGAAGCTTATTTCCGCGTCTGGTCCGTGATGGCGGAGCTGCAGCAGCCGTTCCGGGCCTTGCCCCGGTTGACTTCCGGGCGCGGCAAGGGTTGAGTTCCCGGCTCCTGCAACTGGGGCTTACAATGAAAACCATTCTTTTCCTGATCTGCGCCAAAGGCCGCATCGGCGCGATCGCGATCGGTGTACTCGGATTCTGGTTCGGATATTGGGCGTTCATGCAATTTTTCGCGCCGTCATATTGGGAGCCCGCACAGCTCGATGAGCCGCTGCAGATCAGGCGCTCCGCTGACGACATAGCGCGATGGAATGCTGCGGTCGCAAAAGCCAGAGAAGACCGTAACGATGCAATGGAGAACTGGCGGCAATCCTGTTGGCGCGGCGTGCAGCAGGGCTGGGGGGATCGCTCCTGGTGTGAAAAAATAGACCAGATTATGGCGCAATCGGTTGCGCGGCGGGCTGCCCCGGAATAACCGTCCGCAGCTTCTGCGGGCGTTTCACCCGCTCTGCGCCGAACTCCCAGCCCTCGGCCTTGGCGTCGAGGGCCAGTCCTTCCAGGTCGGCCTCCGAGCCTTCGCGCAGCAGCGCCCGCTCCATGTGCGGATAGGCGGCGGCCACGGCCTGCGTCGTGTAGATGCGCCGCGTCGCATAGCGTGTGGCGATCTCATCGGCGACCGAAGGGGCGACGGCGGCAATCTTCGCCAGCACGGGATTGACGTCGAACAGCGCGCGGCCGGCATAGCCCGGCTCCTTCATGATGACGAAGGCGTTGCGCATCTCCATCTGCTTAAGCTCGCGTATGCTGTCGAGCAGGTCGCGGCGGCCGTCGGGCGTCAGCCTGAGCGGCTCGCGGTTTTCCCAGCGGCTTAAATTGTTGGCCGCCAGGTCGCGGCTCATGTCGTTGAGCAGGCTCACCGCCTCATAGGCGCGCGTCAGCGGATGCAGCCGTTTTTCATCGGCGCCGAAGGCAGGGTTGCCGTCCTCGTCGCGCGCCGCCGATTGCAGGATCATATAGGCGCGCTCGCGGCCCGGCTTGCGGGCTAAAAAATCCGCCGCATCCCGGTCGCGATGCAGTTTGACGAAATTGTCGTAGGTCGCAACGTCCCGATTGTAGACGCCGGTGGTCCGGCGCATGTAGTCCCAGAACCGGGTGGTGATGTCGGAGGTGCGCGTCGGGTCCTTGATGAAGCGCCGCAGGAACACGCGGTCCTCCACGGCCGCAGTGGGCGAATCCGGATCGACCGACTGGCTGAGCGCCATGAAGTCGCGGCCCCAGTTGCCGAAGAAGCCGCCGATCGCGTAATCGACCTTGATGGGCGAGACGCCGATCGCCGCGCCGATCATCTTCGCCATCGCGCTGGTGCGCTCGCTGTATTGCTGCGCCGGCTCCAGACGCTGCAGGCTTTCCGGCACGATATCGCGGCCCGACCAGAGATTCTTGTTGGCCGCGAGCTCGAAGCCGGTGCGGAACAGCGGCACGTCGGTCGGCGGCTCAAGGATCTGCCATGCCGCGGAAGCGAACATGGCGGCGGCGCGCGGGTCATCCTGCGCGAACTGCTGGTAGGCATATTCGCCGGCGGTAAAGCCCAGTCCTAATTCGAACGGCTTGGGAATCAGCAGCATATTCCTGCCGATCCCGACAATGACATGCGTCCCTTTCAGATAGGGGCTGGCGTCGCGATAGGCTTCGTTGTCGCGGTTGAGCGCCGCCCAGGCCGCGCCCAGCACGGCGCCGACGCCCACCACCTTGACAAGCGACATCAGCGCATTGCGGAAATTCTCCGGGTCAGAGGCGAACACCTGGTCGCCGCGGATCCTGTCGATGATCGGCTGCGCAATGGTCCGATAAGCCTTGTCGAGCCCCTGCAGATGCGCATTGAGGAACGGGATGAAGCGCTGCGCCATCAGCATATGCGAGCCGTGACGCCCGAAATCGAGCAGGTCGCGGGCCTGCCAGGCGGCTTCTTCCATTGCCTCATAAGGCGACAGCCCTTGGGCGAGCTTCTGCTTATAGACGATGCCGAACACCGAATTGCGCGTCCCGGCCTCGGTGATCTGCGAGAATTCGAGCCAGCCGCGGAATGCTTCCGCGACATTGCGCGAAAAGTCCTGCGGCGTTCCTTTGCCGAACTCTTCCCATGACGGCGTCGTGGTGAGCAGATGCCCGGTCGGGCCGAGGCGGCTGACGAGGTAGCCGTTCTGCGCCAGCGCCGCGACGTCGTTGCGGAGCATATGCTCCAGCGGCGCGACGGCGGCGCCGGGCGACACGCCGCCGCCGAGCGCATAGAGCCGCGCGGCTTCGCCCTGTCGCGCCTCCGAGAGAATGCCCTTGAGGCCCGACAAGATCGGGAAATAGCCGGGCCGCAGCAGGAAAGTAGCGAGCTGGTCGCGGATGTAATTGGTCAGGATGAAGGTCGGGTTGGTGACGATGCCGGCGCGCTGGACGTGGCTGACCGCGCCGACCAGATCGGAAAACAAATCGCCCATCGTCTGCGGCATCGCGGTCAGCAATTCGAACAGCCTGTAGCCTTCGCCGCTGTCCGCCGCCGCCATGACGCGCGCCGCCTTGAGCTTTCCCTCCTTGCGGTAGAAGACGATCGGCTCGCCGTGCGGCGCGGTTTTCTCCATGCGGAAGAACGCGCCCATCAGCGGGTCTTCGCCGAACAGATTGACGATGCCGGCGGTCGCGACGGCCGCGTCATCCGGCAGCACGCCGCTGGCGATCAGCTTCTTCTCGATGACGTCGCCGAGGTTAAACGTCGTCCTGTGCGGCTCGTAGGCCGGGACCGGCTCGAAGAACCGGCCGGCGCGGGCGCCCGGCAATTCGCTCAGCCGTTCGAGCGCGAGATAGATGTCGTTATAGACGACGGCGCGGTTGAGAAGGCGCGCCTGCCCGATCAGCGATTCGATCGGATCAAAGATGTCGCGCGCCGAGCCTTTGATGCGCTTGATAAGCTCGGTCACGCCTGGCCCTTCATGCATTGCGCCCATGGTGACGGGGCCGCCGGCCATCGGCTTGTCCGACATGTCGCGCATGAACGGCACATAGAATTCCTGACGCAGCAGGCGGTCGATGACATCGGGCTCCTTGAGCCCGGCGTCGCGCATCTTGATGAGCTGCTCCTTCGCCCACGCATGCACCATGTCGGAGGCGGCGCGGAAGGTCGGATTGGCGGCTTCGAGGTCCGCCATCGCCTGGATGGCGTCGGCCTTATTGAAGGCGACCGGCGGATTGGGCAATTCGCCGGCTTCGAAGCGGCGCCACAGATATTCGCCGCGGCGGGCAATGAGGTAGACCGAAAACAAGGTGCGCTTGTCCTCGTTCCATTGGCCGAACCGGGTGGGCGCGCCGATCGCCTTGGCGAGCGCGTCGGTCAGCGACGGCCCGCGCGGCGCGACGCCGTGATAAGGGATGGTGCCGCGGTTGGTGTCGGCGATGGCGCGGGCCCGCGCGGCGTCGGGCGCCATCTGGAGAAGAATGGCGGGGTTGTCGGCGGCCTTGAGGTCGACAAGCTGTCCGGTCTCGTCGCGAACCGCGCGGGCGACGTCGCGCACCATGCGGAACATGTCGGAATTCTTGTCGAGCGTCATATCATAGGCGCGCGACATCACGACATTGACCGTCGCGGCAAGGCCGTCCTCGCGGAGGCCCTGGACAATGCTGCGCCAGCCTTGCTGCTTTTCGGCCTGGCTGCGGATCATCGATTGAATCGCGCCGGCCGATGACGCTTCCGTGTAGGCCCGGTAGGCCGCGGCGGCGCTGTCGATCGCCTTGAGCAGATCGGGCGCGCGCTGCTGCATCAGGGTGCGAAATGCCGTCATGAAGCCGGGCGCCTGCGCCTGCGCATAGGCCGGGTTGCCGATCATGTGGCGGATGAATTCGGCAAAGCCTTCCGCCGGCCGCGCCTGGGCCGGCCATTCGTAGTCGAGCGGCCCCAGCTCGTAGGCAAAAGAGTTTATTGCGTTGGTAAGGTCCTGCCCGACCTTCTGCTCGATGGCGTGTCCCGCTTCGTGGGCCACGGCCACGAGATCGGGAATCTCCTTGATGCGGATGACATCGCTTTGCGAGTTGAACTGGCCCAGCGCGCCTTTGATCTGCACGCGGCCTTCGTGCACGGTCAGGCCCATCGCTTTCGCAAGGTCCGTCACCTGCTGCTGGAGCGAGCGGATTGCGGCGTCCTTCGCTTGCTGCGCGGCGGGCGTGAGCGCGGCGGAGACGCCCGGAAGCGATGACGCTGCTGCGCCGCCGGGCGCGCCGGGCGCGGGCGTCGTGACCGCGGTCGCCGCCGGCGCCGCGACGCCGGTCGCGGGCCGCTTCACTTCGCCGGCGAGCGTCTGCCCGGCCTTGCGCTGAGCGATGGCCTGCAGATGGCCTTCGCCTTCCGCCGCGCCTTCGGCGGCGCCGGCAGCGGGCGCTTCCCTGCCCGGATGGACGGCCTCCCCGCGTTCCTGCGCCTCAACCATGTCGCTCGCCGCCTGCTCGAGCATCTCCCGATAGGCGCGGTCGAACTCATCCGGCGTCAGCTCCTTCTTTCCGGGCTTGATCGCGGCAAGCTTGGGGCTGATAATCTCGGCCGGATCAAATGCGGCGTGGATCGAGCGCAGGAGGTTCGGGTGCAGCACCGCCAGTTGATCGCCGACGCCGCCCACATCGGATATCTGCCGGAACAGCACGGCGTCGTAGCCGTGTTTGATGGCCTCCTGGATCTTCGCGCCGAAGAATGAGCTGGTGAAACTGCGATAGGCCTCTCCGGGCTCGGGGTCGATCACCATGACTTTCTGCGCTCGCGTCCACATCGGAAAGACCGGGCCCCCGCCGCCGAACATCCCGGCGATCTTTGGACTGTCGGAAAGAAAAACTGCCTTTTCTTTGCTGGTCGAATGGAAGCTGCCGACATGGCCGAGGTCGAAGGCCTCAAAAATATTCGGCGTCCCGTGAAACCAGGTCCGCGCCCACGGCTCCGGCATTCCCGGCAGCTTGAAGCCTGTCTGCTTGGCGCGGGCCTCGCGCGAGGCCTGGTCCATCGGCAGTGCAGGATGGCTGCCCGGAGCGGTAGGAATCCCCTTCCTCGGCGCACCGGCGGGTTTCCACCCGTGGTGCTCCGCGTAGGCGACCGCCTGGTCCGCGGGCATCGCGTCTACCTCCGCGGCCGTATGCACGTTCGCCATGTTGGTTTTGATCCAATCCTTGGCGGATTTTTCGGCGTCTGCAGGCAGGCCGGCCGCGGTTGCAGATGATGCGCTCGCGCCTGCGGCTGCGCCGGTTGCGGCGGAAGCGGCGATCGCCGCAGGATCGCCGTGCTTGCCGGGCTTGAGCGCATTGCCGAACGCGGCCTTGGCGAGCTCCTGGTCGCGCGGCATGTTGAGATAGTCGAACAGCCGCGCGGCCGGCACGAGCTTGACCGCCTCGGTCTCCCAATGTGCGTCTTCCGGGCTGCCGCCGGTGCGCTCGGCCCAATAATAGCGTGTAATGCTGGTGTCGCCTTCGAAGTCGCCGATGAGGCCGGTGATCTTGACCTTGAGGCCGGTCTCCTGGAACGCCTCTTTGATGGCGTTCGCCTGCGGAGAAAGGCCGGGGCTGATTTTTCCTTTCGGGAACGTATGCTCGTAGCCGCCGAACTGGTTGGCGGGGGCGACAACCCACACGCGTCCGTCCGGCTCGCGGATGATGACGCCGGACGCCGGCTTCTTGCCGAGCGGCGTCTTGAGCGCCGGCTCGGTCTTGGCGAGCGCGGCGTCCTTGCCGCCGGCATTGTTCCAGTTCGCCGGAGGCTTCTTGGCCCATGAAGCGCTCTTGAGCGGCGCCCCGGAGGGAAGGTGCGCGGCGTCGGCGGCGACGGGCGCGCCGCCGGAAACATGTGCGAGCGGAGCAAGCGGCGCGCCCGGATTGGACTGGCTGATCGGCTTTCCGCCGCCGCTCTTGCCCCAGACGACGCTGACGTCCGTGGCCTTTTGTTGCGGCGCAGGCGCGGGAGCAGGCGCAGATGCAGGAGGAGGCGCAGGCGCAGGCGCGGGAGCGGGCGAAGGCGCAGATGCAGGAGGAGGCGCAGGCGCGGTTGCCGGGGGCGCTCCCGCAGGCGCCGCCGCCGCGGCGGACTGCATCTTCGCTGCGATCTTCGCCATCAGATCTTTGCGGATCTCGCGCAGGTCGTCCTGCCGCGCGATCAGCGTATCGGCGAGCTTCTGCGCTTCGGCCGGGTCGGCGGGGCCGAACTTCGCCACCGCGTCGCGGATGTCCTGCTCGGGAACAAGCAGCACGCGGTTGATCGAGTAGAGCAGCTCCTGGTCCGACATCGGGCCGAATATCTGCGCCGCCTGCGGCGCGATGTTGGGATCGCGCATGGTCTCGAACTCGGCGACCTTCGGCCCGAAATTCTGCTTAGGCTGGCCTTGCGCGCGGTAGCGCAGCGCGCCGCCCTGGTCGATGCGCACGACTTGGTCCGGATCTATTGGGCTGACGAGAATGTTGTCGCGGCCGAGGCCGATCACATCGTGATTGGCGAGCCAGGCATCGGCTGCAAAGTCTCTCTTGATAGCGTCGATTGCGAATTTCGCGTGGGCGCCGGACGAGGGAAACTTTGCAAGCTGCTGCATTCCGCTCGGCAGCATACGGCTCGCCACCGCCGGCTTACCGTCAAGAGTGACGAGCTTCATCTCCGGCACGTTGGCGCCGGCATAGCGGTAAAGCTCATTCGCCAGCATCTCGTTGCGGGCATGGTCTTCGGTCTGCGGCGTCTTGACATACCATTCGATGCCCCGCGCGTCCTTGTAGGTCCCGCCCGGATTGGAGCCTTTCTGGCCGCCTGTCTTGGTCCAGGCCGAGGCGTCTTCCGGAGCGGCCGGCGCGGGCGCTTGCCCAGGCGCGGGCGTGGACGGCTGCGGCGGCGCAGGCGCTTGCCCAGGCGCTTGCCCAGGCGCTTGCGTCGCGGCCTGCGGCGCTGCAGGAGCGGTCCCGGCCGCCTGCGCCTCCGCAATGTCGCTCGGCAATTGCTGCGGAATCTCCGGTCCTGCCGCCGCCTGCCGTTCGACGTCGCCGGCGAAGGCCTCGTCCTCCGCCGCAAGATCCGCGCGCAATTTGCGCACCCGCGCCGCCGGCACAAGCTCGCCCAGAATGCCGTGCAGGCCGCCGCCGATGACGGCGCCCAGGCCCGCCGTCTCGGCGGTGCGCCAGGGATCGTACTCCTGCTCCGTCCCGCCCTCGCGGCTGAGCCATTGCACAACGGGATCGGCCGCAGCCTGGATGCCGCCCTGCTGGACGGCGGCGGTGACGGTGCGGGCAAGCCAGGTCGCGCCGCGCGCCGGAGCGCCAAGGAAGCTCTCGGGGCTCATCATGCCGCCCGCGAGCGCGCCGCCGAGCGCCGCCGCGCCCTCCAGCGTCGTGCCCCACGGCTGCATCAGGTCATAGCGGGCGAGGTCGGCGACGATGCCGTCATATTCCTTTTTCCACGCCGGACGAAGCTTGCGTTCGGCATCGGTCAGCCGGTCTTCCGGCGCGGTCGCAACGCGCGCCAGCTCGGCGAGGCGTCCGCTGCCGGCGATGGTGCCGCGATAATACGAGTTGATCCGTCCCAGCCTGAAGCGCTCGCCGATATCGACATCGCCTGCCTGCGTCTCCTCGCGGTCGGACGGCAGGACGGAATAATCTTCCTCCGGCGGTTCGGGGCCGGGGCCGGGGACGAGGCCATGCCCGAGGCCGAGCGGCCGGGCGAGCCGCGCGGCTGCGGCCTCGCGGGCTTCCCCGGCCTGCACCGCCGGATCGGCGGTCAGCACGTCATCGTCCGCCATCGCCTGCTCCGAGCGGATAGCGCTCAAGAATCTGCTTGGCCGCGCCCTTGCCGTATTTCTCGTCGAAGCGAGCCCCGAGCGCGGGGTTGCGCCGCAGCGCAATGATATCGGCCGCGGGAGGCACGGGCCTTGCTTCCCCGCTTTTTGCGGCGCTTTTTTCCGGCGTCGCCGGCGGCTGCGCAAAATCGGCCGGCACGAACGGGCCGGCGCCCATCCTTACCGCTTCGGCGGTCTCGCGGATCTGCTCAGGGGTCATCGCGCGCACCGCCATATCGGCGGCCGCGATCTCGTTCTCCTGGTCGGCGACGCGGGCCTCGGCGGCGGACGCCGGCTGTCCCTTGAGCCATTTGCCGATCACCGCGGCCGCCCTCTCCTTGACCGCCGCATCGGCGGCGTGGGTGCGCAGCGCATAGGCAAAGGCCTGCGGCCATGCCGGGCCGAACATCGCCTCGAAGCGCGCAGCCGCCGCAGTCACGGCGTCACGCTGCTGTCCGGGCAGCGCCCGCCACACCGGGGCGATCATCTCGAGCGCCTCGTCCTTGGCGATCGCGGAGCGCTCCTCCGGCGGAATGCCGAGTTCGGCCTGGGCGGCAAGCCGCGCATCGGCCACCGAACGGAAGGTCTCTGGCTTCTGCGGGTCGTATTGCTGCAGGGCCATCATCACAGCCGGCGATTTTGCAACCGCGCCGGCCGGATCGTCGCGGCGCTTCTTTTCGATCTCCTCCATCGCCTTGATGAGAAACGCCTGACGCTCCACCGCGCGGGTCATGCCGCCCGGAACGTCGGGCCGCGGTTCGGCCGCGGCGATCATGGCGCGCATATCGGCGGCCGACATGCCGTCCATCGCATGGCGGTCGGCGCCGTTGCGGAGATCGGCGAGATAGCTCTGATAGCGGTCAAGCGCATCATCGGCGCTTTCGCCGGGCTTGCGGTGGGTGAGGAAATCGTCCTCGGTCAACGGCTCGCGCACCGTTCCCGTCGCCAGCGCCTCGATCGTCGTATCCTGCTGGCGGCGGTTGAACAGCGCAAGGCCCTGCACGCGTTCATCGCGCGCAACCGCAAAAATCTGGTTCATCCGGGCGACGGCGTAGCTCTGCGCCAGCGGATTGTCCTTCGTCCTCTCGACGATGCGGTCAAAGACCGCGCCCTTGTCGCCCTCGTGCGGGCCGGGCGGCCCGGCCGCGAGCTGCACATGGCCGGGATCATTGCGGCCGGTCTCGCCCTTGAGAAATTCAAGGCCGTAGCGGCCGGCGTTCTCGTGCAGCCAGTCGCGGAACGGGCCGGCGGGGATGTCCGCCGCCTCGCCGCGTTCGTGGCGCGAGCGGCCCGGAGGCGCGGCGGGATGGGCCGCGACGCCGCCGGGCATCGCAAGATGCCGCTCGTAGATCTCGGCCTGCTCTTCGGTGGTGCGCTTGAGGCTCTCGAACGCGGCCTTGCCGCCGGTCTGCGCCTCGAAGTCCCGCCCTGCCTCGGCAAGCCGTCCGGCAAAATCCGGATTGAGCCCCTCGACCCGGGCCTTCGTGCGCTCCTTGAGAAATTCCGCCGCGTCCGCGCGCAGCGCCCGGCCCGTCTCCTCATCGGCGATGCGATGGCCTTCGATCTGCGCATTGGCGGTGCGCAGCCTGGAGACGACGGCAAGCCGCGACGCCGCGTCCATGCCGTCCTGATATCTGTCGTAGACCGCCCGGGCAGTGCGAAAATCGCCCTGGGCCGCGAGCGTTTCGACGATATTGCGCACATTGCGGCCCCGGTTCCTGGCGATCTCGGGGGCGATATCCTGGGTCTGCCAGCCCTGCGCTTCGAAGCGCTTCGATGTTTCGTCGTCGGACGTGTGGAGGAACGCCGCCACGTCGTCCCAGGTCCCGTGCTCCGCGGCGATCGCCGCCTGATTGCCGTATTCCGCCGCGCGGTCGGCGGCGGTCTTGTCCTGCCATTGCCGCCACTGCGAAGCGGCATGCTGGGCGCCGTAGCGGTAATAGGCGTCGGTCAGATAGCGGCCGGATCTCGCCAGCATCGCCTTCATGGCGAGATTGTCGCCCGCGCTCTTGAGCGATTGCTGGTAGAGGTCTTCGATGTCCTGCTTGTATTTCGGCAGCGCGTCCTGCGCGGCGCGCCCCTGCAGCCGCTGAAAATCGTTGAGCCTGTCGGTGAACGCCTTGGCGAGCCAGGTATTAGTCTCGGAAGTGCCGATCTCGTTGGTCCGCTCCTGGCGCTGCCGCAGCACATCGAAACCGGCATTACCAACGGCTTCCGCGCCCTGGCCGAGCTGGCCGAGCGCGCGCGCGATCGCGCCGCCGAACATCTCCGGCGACGCCTGGATGCGTTCGAAATCGCCGCCCGGGGCGCCGATCGGACTGACCGACGGCAGCGGATCGATGTTGAGCGCATAGCCGGGCACGGCTGCGGTCCTTACGCCTCAGAATCCTGAGCCGCCGGCATTCTGCCAGCGCAGATAGTTGCCGCCCACGGTGCTCGCGCCGGACAATAGCGAGCCGGCCGCGGCGATGCCGCCGGCCTCGGCGGCCTGCGAGCTCGCGAATTGATAAAGCTGCGACTGCGCCTCCTCGCTTGTCGCCTGCACCTCGGAAGCCCAGGCGCGCTTGGCGGCATTGGAGCGGATCGTCAGCGCATCGAGCATGCCCATCTGCTCGGTTCCGGCGCGCACCGCCGCAGTCGAACCCACATTCGTATCGACGCCGGACGCGCCGGCATAGGCGCGCTCTTTGCCGATCAGAGCGCGAGTCTTAAGCCCCTGGGCGACCGTCTGCGCCTCCCCCGCCGCGCTTTCCATGCTGGCGTTCTGGCGCGCGATGGCGGCGTTGTTGGCCGCAACCTGGGCCTGGTAGGCGGCCGCCTCGGATTGCGCCTGGCCGGCCTCGTATTGGCCGTAGGCGTTGACGGCGGTCCCGGCAAGGCCGACGCCGAGCAGGACGGCGGGAAGGCCCATGTTCAGATCAGCTCCATGGCCACGGGAGGCGCGGGCTCGGACCCGCGCGCAAGCCCGAGCCGACGGTACGCAAGAGCCACGCAATGCGCCTGATGCCGCGCGTCATCGAGGGCGTTGTGAACGACGCCGCTGCGCCGGACCGCCCGCGCGTCAACGCCGGCAAGATCCCATGCGGTGCGGGTGTCGCGCACATCCCAGTAGGCCCAGGGAACGCGCAGGCCGACCGCGCTGCAGGCGGCGCGCCACAGCGGCTCGTCGAAATTCGCGCCGTTCGACCACAGATACCGCGCACGGGCGAGACGCCACCATTCGTGAAATTCCATCGCCGCGACACGGAGCGGTTTTGCATCCGCAAGCAGCGCATCCTGCGCCTCCTGCGGCTGGCGCTCCCACCATCGGACCGTCGCCGGATCGACCGCAAGGCCCGCGAGCTCGCAGGAGGCGCGGTCGATATTGGCGTAGAATTCGCGCGGCTCGAGGGAACAGACGCAGCCGCCGCGCGGGTCGAACAGGACCGCGCCGATCGAACGCAGCGCGCTCCCCGGCATGACGCCCCAGGTTTCGAGGTCGAGCATCACGTGAACCATCAATCCTCCAGAACGAAAGCGCGGAATTTCGCCTTGCACGGCCCGAATTCCCGCGCCGGACCCAGAGCAAATCCCAGCACCTCAAGAAACCGGCAGGCCATCACATATTCGGCCGCCACCTGGCCTTCGAGCCGGAGATACATCCGGCGCATCCTGCCAAGCTCCCGCCGCGCCTCGCGAAAAAACGACACCGGAACGCGCTCGACCGCAGGCGCAGTCATCAGCCAGGGATAACCGGTGCGGCCGAGCGCCGGCCCGCAAATGCCCCACATGGCGGCCACTTCGCCGCCAATCGCCGCGACGCGGCGGTAGAGGGCCGCACGATAGGCCCTGCGCAGCCCCTCGCGCGGCGACAAGCCGTAGCCCGCACATTCCAGGCGGTCGCCGTCGCGCAGGTTGCGCGCAAGCGCATAGACGTCAGCGATTTCCGCGTCGCGGATGAGGTACGCGCGCATCAGCCCGGCGTATCGCCGGTCTCGAATGTCGGCGCCAGCGCCGTGATGTTCATCGGCAGCGGCAGGCTCTGCTGCACGGCGATCATGCCGGGCGACGCCTCCCAGCCGTTCCAGTTCTGCCAGTCGTCATCGACCGGCTGGAACTTGTCGCCGGAGAAAAGCGGAAGAGCCGCCGCCGGAATATCGGCGTTCGGCACCTCCGGGAGATCGACGAGATTGGTCCACGGAATTTCCTGCTGAAAATCGAGCGCGGCGGCGACCGGCTGGTTGCAGCCGAGCTGCACGCCGCGGCTCTTTTCCATCCGCACGGTGACGCCCTTGATGATCTTGCGCCGGCCCTGGATCGTGCCCTGCGACTGCTCCTCGAGATGCAAGGTCTGAAGCTGGGCCGTGAAGGGCAGGCCGATCTTCACGCTGGAAGCGGGCTGCGGCAGCGCAATGGTCCCGCCGCTTACGGTCGCCGGCGGGATCACGTTGCCGTCGGCAAGCCCGGTCACGGTCATGCCTTCGAGGTGGTTGAGATTGGTGATGACGGAGACCGGCGTCGTGATGGTCCAGGTCCCGGCCGGCGCCGGGACGGGAAGATTGTTCGGATCGTTCGGGACCGTCTGAACGATCGGCACGGTGATCGCGGCGAGCACCTGCGTCGCCGAAATGACGTTCGTCACCACGGCCTGGCCGCCGCCGATCCGAATCACGTCGCCCGGGTGATTGCCGGCGAATACCGGCTGATCGGCGGTAAAGATGACGTTCTGCGACACCAGCGGGACGAACGTCGCGCCGGCGCCGGTCGGATCATTGATGACGACATAGCTCGCCAGCGAATAATTCGCACCCTGAGACGTAATCGTGAAGCCGGTGATGACGCCGCCGGTCTGCGTGAACGTGATCGCGAATCCCGAGCCCTCGCCGGTCGGATCGACCGCATAGCCGGACGGGTCGGTATAGCCCTGGCCGCCGGAGGCGATGTAGCCGCCGGTGATGTTGCCGGGGCCTTCGGCGGCGGCGGCGGAGAGCGTAGCGTTGGGCGCAGGCTGCGGCAGCGCAAGCCCGCAATCGATGCACCACGGATCTTCCGGCCCGTTCCAGAAGTGGTTGTCCATGCGCTCGATGTAGTAGGCCCATTGCCGGACGCCGGGGATGTAGCGCTTGACGACGAAATACGGCGCATCGGCCGGCGGCTCGGTCGCGATCGCGACGCGCTCGAACAGGCCGTTGGTGTCATGCCGCCCCCAGCCGGCAAGCTGGAGATCCTTGTCGTAAGTCAGCGACAATAGCTTGCCGTCGTTGCGGCACGCCCACACGATCTTCCACGGCACCCGCGACCACGCCCAGGAGGCGAGCGTGAAGCCCTCGAACAAGTGATTTGAGACCACCGACAGGTCGGCGCCGGAATAAACATTGGTGAAGAAATTGTACTGGAAGTCGCGCACCGTATAGCCGAGCTCCTGGACATACAGGATGTCGTAGCCCGCGCGGATCGGCGGCAGCAGCGGCGAAAAGCCGTTGGACTCCTGCGGCTGCGCGCTTTCGCTCGAGGGAGTCAGCGGGGAGCCCGCCCCGGAGGTGCCCGCGATCTGCCATGCGTCGAGGCCGGTGCAGGTGATGAGGCCGCCGGGCATCGGCAGCAGCCATTGCACGGTGTTGACCTGCTGGCCCCACGGCGTCATCACGATGGCGTCGCTGTCGATCGGCGGATCGGCGGCGTCCATATTGGTGTAGGCGCCGGTCTGGCTGAAATAGAGCGTGTCGGGATTGTTGAGCGTCGCCGCATAGATGCGGCGCGACTGGAAATAGCCCGGCACCGAGGGATAAGTGCCGCTCTGCGGCCCGATATTGAGCGGGGCGACCGCATTGGCGCCGCTCGATGAATCGTGAAACGTGACGGTGTCGCCGGCCTGATAGCCCTGCCCGGCGTTCTCGACGATGCCGGCCGAGACATTGCCGTTGACGACGACCGGGATGATAACGCCGTTCGAACCGGTGGCCGAGTTGATCGTCGCCGCGGTGGTGGACTGGGAAAAGGCGCCGGGCTGCGGAATTGCGCCGACCGACAGGATCTGCCCGCGCGCAAACGGATTGCGGTGCAAGGGCGGCGTCACGGTAAAATCCGCCACCACGTTCTGATCGACCCATTGCGTGCCGACCGCTGAGCCGGCGAAGCCGAAGGCCGAGCCGACCGGCACGCTGGCCGGCGTCGCGGTGCCGGACGTGCCGGTGTTCCAGATCGCCGCGGGCGCCTTATAGATGTTGTAGCTGACCGCGCCGGAAACCGGCGACCAGTTGACGGTGATCGAACCGGCGGTGATGCCGATATCGACCGAAGCCGCGCTTGACGAGGAATTCGGCGTGTAGGCGACGGGCGAGGCGACGCTCTCGTCGCCGTTAGCGTCGACCGCCGTCACGCAATAGGCATATTGCGCGGCCGGGACGTTATGGTTGGTGGTGTCGATGGTCGAGACCAGGGTATTGGGCGTCGCCGTGCAGCTCGCGGGGGCCGCGATCGCCGCGCCGAAGCTGGTGACCGCATATTGCCAGTTCGTGGCGGCGAGCCGCGACAGATCCGCGGGCGGATATTCCGCGCCGGTCGCCTGGTTGACGCAGGTGAGGGTCAGCACGTCGGCCGACTGCACCGCCTTGAGATAGGGCAGGTCGGCGAGCGCGTAGGGAACGCTGTAATTGGTGTAGATGCGGGCAAAGCTGCCGCCGCCGGCATAGGCGCCGAAGGCGAGCGAATTGACGGGGTTGCCGAAGGTGTCGGCGAGGGTGAAGGTGCTTCCGGCGACATTCTGAACAATGAAGATGCGGCCGTTGAGCTGGGTCATGCCCGCAAAGCCCGCGCCGTAGACCCAATCGCCGTTGACGAAATTGTGGCCCGGCGCGGTGATCTGGCACGGATTGGCCTGCGTCGCGCCGGTTGCGGCGAACGGCGTCTCGGTGACATAGCCGCCGTTGGCGATGACCCGCATGTAGGGCCCGCGCGGCCCGGCGCCGAATTCCAGGATGTAGCTCTGGAAGATGTTGAACTGGAAGCGCACCAGCACGGGCGGCAGCGACGACGGCGAGGCGGGCGTCATCGACTGGCCGACGAACAGCGTGCCGGCGCGGCTCGACGCCGGCCCGCGATAGGAGACGAAGCAATTGCGCATGACGCTCGCGCCCATGCGCACGCGATCGGCATCGAGGCGTCCCCACACGCTGGGCGCGATCTCGCCGCCGCTGAAGGAGGACTTGAGGAGGGTGGCGGTCAAAACGTCAACGACTCTTGCTTCGGAGGCTTCGCCTTCTCAATGAAAAAATCAGTCTGCTTCAGAGCTTCGGAAACGCGGCGTACGGCGACGTCGAAGTATTTTTCGTCGATTTCAACGCCGATAAATCTTCGGCCCAGCTGGATGGCGGCGACGCCGGTGGTGCCCGAGCCCATGAAGGGGTCGAGGATGCTATAGGCGTCGCCGACTCGCTCGATGCACCATCGCATCAGCGCAATCGGCTTCTGAAACGGATGGGCCGTCTGACCTCCAAACGCATCACCGAGATATTCCAGTTGGCGGCGGCCGATACTGTCAGGAGCATGAAAGACATAAACGCCATGACCGCGGTTTTGCCAGCCGATCTCGGCGTCGGACAAAAACGTGCCATAATTTTTCGGGTGCCGCTTTAGCCAGACCAGCGTCGAGCCCCGCGGAAGACGTTGAGCATAGTGATTGGCGCCCCATAGAATGACATGTCTGAAGGCAAGCCAACAAGCAGGATCAAACGGCTCGTCGTCGTCGATGCAATAACGATCATCGCGACCCTCCCCGCGCTTCCGCTTGCCGCCGCTAAAGCGCTTGCTATTGGTGTCGTAGTTCATCCCATACGGCGGATCTGTCACCACCGCGTCGACCTTGCCCAGCTTCGGCAGCACCTCGCGACAATCGCCAAACCAAAGCTCGACGCCTTCGGCCAGCGTCTCTTTGCGCCTCAATAGCTCACCCCGTCCGGCATGGCGATCGGCTGCCAGGCGGCCACATAGGGCCGGCCGGCGGAGAAGCCGTCGCCCCAGCCGGCGCCGGCATTGCGCACCTCCATCCAGTCAACCGGAACGTCGCCCGTGGTAATGCCCTCGTTGCCGTCCGAGATACGCCCGGCATTGATAAGGCCCACCGCAAGCTGCACGCGCGCCGCCAGCAACGACTTGTCGCCGGTGATCGGCATGACGAACCACGCCGCCAGCGCGCCCACCACCGCGTTCTGGAGGCTCACGTCCCACAGATCCACATTGGCGACGCGGCCGGTGTAGACGCCGTCGGCGTTGCGCGCGTTGGTGAGAATGACCTTGATCTGGTTGCCGTTGGCGTCAAGATCAACGGCCGGCACAAACGGAACCGCCGTGCTGACCAACGGCCGGCTCATGCAGCCGAGGCCGGTCATCAGCGGAACGGAGGAGGCAGCCTGGAGCAACGGCTTCGGAACGACGAAGCGCATGAGCAGACAATCGGGCGGCCACGCGTATTCGTAGAGCCACGGCGTCGGGGGCAGGGGAAGCGTCGTGCCGGAAGGATTTTCCGGCGTGCCCTGGGCGGCGCGCAGCAGGGTAAGCGGATTCTGAATGCGCGCCGAATTCCAATGCGCCGCGCGGAACACGGCGTCAGCCTGTATCTGATAAAGGCTCGACGCCGTCTCCGCCGCCTTGTTGTTGGGCGGCGAGGCCGGATTGATCCCGGTGATCGAGGTGCGCGCGGCGATCTGGCCGAGCGCCATATTGCAGAGATCGACGGGAGCGGTCACGGGCGACCCCGGCTCAACCTCTCAGCCACTGATTGCCGTTGGCCATCGTGCCGGTGAAATTATTCGACGAATAATCTCCGGTTGTCGTGCTCGACCCGCCTTCGTTAAGTTTGGGGGCAAGCACGCAGGTGGAGTCGCACGGCGGCACAGTGTAATTGATCTTGAAGTTCTGGATGAAGGCCTGGCTCTTCACCACGTTGAACTGGCGGAACAGGCCGATCGCGCCCATCAGCGCAAAATTCACGGCCTGCTGATTGCCGATAATGTAGTCCTGGCCGGACGCGACGATCGAGGCCGTCAGCGTGTCCGAGACAACGGTCATCGTCTCGGGATTGCCGTCCACGTAGATCTGCACGCCGGCGGCGCGGCTCGAGCCGTCATAAGTCGCGGCGACGACGTGCCACTTGCCGTCGGCCAGCACCGTGCCGCCATGCACGTCGATCAGGTTGGTGCCGTTCGTGTTGATGACGCGCACGGTGGCGTTGCCGTTGCCGTCAACCCAGAATTCGTAGCCGGGAAACGGCGAGGCTGCCGTGACGTTGGTGAAATAGATGCCCGACACGCCGTTGTGGCCGCCGCCGCCCAAGGCAAACAGAATCTGGGCGACCACCACGGTCCACGGCTGAGTGCGCTCGTATTGGAGGATGTTGCCGTAGGAAATTCCTGAATTGGTGAGATCCCCGTTCCACCACCAGCCGTTTGTTCCGGTAAAGGCCGCGGGCGGGATGACGCGATCGGCGAGAACGGTATTGTTGAACACCGCCATGCTGGCGATAAAGCCGCCGAACACGTTGGCGCCGTTCCACGAACCGAGCGTAATGCTGGTCGGACTCCCATATCCGTTCGCGTCGGCGGCGTGGGTTCCGGCTGCTCCGGCGGTGCCGGCGCCGGTCCCCACCGAGGACAGCCGCCGCGTCGAAAGAGCGCCCGCGACGGATACCGATCCCCAGTTTGTCTTGGTCCAGTCATAGGCGTTCGTGTCCTCCAGCAGCGTCGAGTTACTGTTGTTGAAGGTCATAAACGCGCCGTTTGTGATGTTCATCAGCACGCCGTTGACGGCGTTGTCCTGGATGAACCCGATGTTTGTTCCGCCGGCCGCCGGAGCGCCGAAGGTGGCGATCTGGACGTTATATCCGGAGGTATTCTGGAAGGCGGTAAGCAGCGCGCCGGTTGCGGTCGTATTGGTCGAAAATCCGCCAAGTCCTGACCCCGATGTGACCGCTCCGCTCCCGCTGATAAAGGAAGAGGGACTCGTGAGGGTCTGCGACCCGTTCCAATAAAGCCCGTCGGCGAAATCCATTACCACGGTCGGGTTGACGCCGGCAAACTGGAAGCGCTTCCACCAGTTCGGATCGACCTGCGAGACAAAGCCTCCGGCCGGCTGCGTCTGCGCGGCGGGCGAAAAGAGCCACGCCTGGCCGGCGGCGAGCGCGGTCAGGCCAAGCAGCGCCAACGCTGCGGCGAACAATCGTTGCATTGAGTGAATCGCGTCAGAACTGCGTGTAATAGACGATCGCCTGGATGGCGACGGCGGCGCTCGGATTGATGCAGAGATCGTTGCCGGCCGGCACCGGCGTTATGCCGGTATAGACCGGCAGGTGATCGACATTGCCGAGCGCCGAGCCGGTGAGCTGGAACATCGGCGTGATCTTGGTCGTGCCGGTCCCGCACGTACCGCCGGTTCCATAGATGAGATCGACGTTCACCGCCGCGGCGGCGAGGATGTTCCAGCCGCAGACATAAATCTGCCCGGTAGACGCGCCTTGCACGAGGCGCGTCGGCGTGGCGATGTTGTTGTCATAGAACGCCGAGCGGTTGCAGCCGAACATCTGGCTCGGCGACACGCCCGCGGTCTGGCCGAAGGCGGCCCCGCAGGCGAGAGCGAGCGCAAAAGCGAGCGCGGCAAGGAAGCGGGCGGGCGGCATCATGGCGTCACCTCCGTGGCCGCCGGCCTGGTCCACCGCTCGCCGTCCCATTCCTCGTACAGCGGCTCGTCAACGAGGTCTGGCAGCAGGCGCGCCGCGTCATTGGCGACATCAAGCTTCTCATGGGCATGGACAACGGTGCGGCGCGGTCCGGCCGCGCCGGGGGCAAGAAAAAACTCGTGGCCGGGCGCGCACAGCGCGCCGCCGATCTGCGCGGGCGCCAGCAGGCGGCAGCGCCGCAGGCCCTGTGTCACGGCCGCGCTCCGGCGTCGCGGCCGGGGTTATAGGCGGCGACGTCGCGGTCATAGGATTGCATCGAACCGCCGTAAAAGCGCCTGCGGCGCGCGGCGGATTGCTGCATCGCCTGCTCCACGGCGTCGTCCTCGCGCGGGGCCATGGCAATGATCTGCAGCTCCACCCGTTTGCAGGCTTTGGTCTCGCCGGTGGCGGGGTCGATGCTTTCATTGCTCGACGCGCAGGTGACCTTGGCGACCGCGCAGAATTCGAAGATGTCGCCCACCTGGGGCAGCTCGCCGTCAAGGCCGAGCTTGGCGAGGGTGTCGTCATCGAAGCTGATGCACAGCCCATAGGGATATTCCGCCACCGGGGATGGCGCGCATTTTGCGGGCGTCGCCTCCTCGGCGATGCGCGCCGGAGATTTCGCCATGTCGATCATGCCGCCCTCCGGCCATTCCGCGCCGCGGCCGTTGTAGGCTGCCATGCCTTTGCTCTCCTTCTACGCGGCGTTGGTCCCGGCGACGCCGGCCGGCGTCCCAGCCGCAGCGCCGGCGCCCGCCGTGTTCATGGCGCCGGCCGCCGCAGGGGCTCCGGTGTCGCCCTCGCCCGGCGCATTGGCAAGTTCGTCGCCGTGGCGCTGCGCAAGCGCCGCCAGCTCCTCCTCGTGCTGCTTGTGCAGCGCGTCGCGCGCCTTGGCGTGGCGCGCATGGGTTTCCTCGCGTTCGGCGGCGTGCCGCTCATGAATGCTCTTCGGCCGCCTGTCGGCCTCGCCGTGCCTGGCCTTGCCGCCGCGATCGTACCAGCTCGCTTTCGCCATGTTCTTCTCCCCGCTCATCGATGCGCGCGAAGCGCAGGCAATATCCGCTCGCGCTGATTCTGCCTGCGATCTGCGCGCAGGCCTGCGGCGGCCGGAAGCTCGTGCAACGGGCGCACCATTTTTCGCCGTGCGGACGGCTGCGGTAGCGCGCCGCGTGCTGCGCAATCATCAGCCGGATTTGTGATCATACCAGTTGCGCTTTCTGGCCCGGCTTTTGCTCATTGCGGAAAGCCGCAGCCCGAGATTGCCGGCAGCGCGCAGCGACGGATTCTTGCTGTGGGCGTCGCGCTCCATCTGCTCGTGCACGGAAATGCCGTGCTCCCTGGCGCGTTCCTTTTCGCGGCCGGGACGCTTGATCGCCTTGCTGATCCATTTCTTCGCCATCTGGCCACTCCGCGGGTGCGGCGTTTATTTCCTGTCGTACCAGCGTTCGGCGCGGGACCGCCGGGTGACTGCGGCGGCCCGCTTATTCGCCGTAGCAATCGCCTCCCCTTCGGGAACGCCGCGCTCAACCATGGCCGTGGCGATGCGGGCCGCTTTGGCCGCAGCCTCGCCCTTGAGCTTGTGGTTATGCCGCGCGGCAAAACTCCTGGCGGTCCACGGCACAACCTACCTCACCTGGTACCAGGTCGTGTTAGCCGCATCATAGGTCAACTCTTCACAGGTATGCGCCGCGAGGGTGGTGAGCGCGGTGACGGTGCCCGCATTGAGGCTGGAGCCGGAAGCCGCGGAGAGCGTCACGGTATTGGTGGCCCAGGCGGTAGAGGTAACGTTGCAGACTGCGAACAGCTCTGCATCGTAGGGCGACGACGGCGTATTGATGACCGTGCCATTCGCCGGCTGCGCGTTGATCAGAAGATTGTCAACAAGGTTGGTCGGCGAGATGGTGCCGCTCGCTGAGGCGAGAAGCTGGTAGCCGGTCGCATTGCGCAGCTGGCTGGCGGCGACCACATTGATGAGCGGGGCCGGCTGTCCGTTGGCCTGGACACCCTGAATCTGAACAAGCTCATTGCCCTGGAGACTGGTAACGAGCGAACCCGGCGAGCCCTGTCCGAGGGCAAACCCGATCGCGCCGGCGAGCATGGCGCCGGCGAGCAAAAGCAACAGGCGCAGTTTCGTCATGGTCACCTCCCGGCCGGCATGTTCATGGGCGCCGGGCCGGCCCGGCGCGTCAGCGGGCCGGGCGAGAACGCCGGGATCGCCGCGGCAAAGCGGGTCTGGCCCGGCAGATTCTGGCTCATGTCGGCAAGCTTCGCGCCGAGGATCGGAGGCGCCTGGATGCGCGCGCCGCGCGCAAAATTGTGGCCGATCGGCGGCAGCTCGCGCGCCTCGGCGCCCTCGCGCCGCAGCCGCAGTTCGCCGGCGAGCTTCACCACCGCCTGCTGCCAGTGCAGCTTGTTGAGCTTGAGCGCCTCCGGATCGGCGGCAAGCATCTGCGCCGCCTCGGCCATGTCGCCGACATCGATCGGCGCCCTCGTCTCCGGCAGCCGCCGCTGCCATTTCACGTAGTTGATGGCCGCCGCGCGGTTGAGCGGCTCCATGTGGATATTCGGCACCGCGCCGGTGACGACGATCGAGGATTCCTCATAGAGCGTCACGTCGCGGCCGGACCCGAGGAAGCAGTCGGCCCGGCAGATATAGCAGGGCTCGGTTTCCTGCACGATCGAGCCGTCATCCTGCCGCATGGCGAAGACCTCGGGCAGCCGCTCGTAGCCGGTGCCGGCGAGGGGGTCGGCGGGCTCCGCGACGGTTCCCGCACGGCGGCCGCGTCTGGCGGCGTCTTCGGCGTCGTCGGTCATTGCGCCGCCTCCGCTAATAGTTCGCCGGATACTGGCCGAGCGTCGCCTGGGCGGAGGTCTCGCCGAGGTTGATATAGGCGGCGATCGACAGGCCGGTGAAGTTCGATCCCGCCACCACGAAGTTGAGGTTGATGAAGCGGGGCAAGCCGTCGCCCTCCTGGCGGCGCGGGAAATCGAAGGCGAACAGCCTGCGGCTGGCGATGATCGAGGCGAGCGCGATGGCGCGGGTCTGGATGTAGGGCACGAAGGTGAGGCCCGCGATGGTGCCGCCGCCGTTGTCGGGCGCTCCCTGGAGCTGCACGGTGAGCGAAGTCGCCGCGCCCGGCGTGCCGGGGCCGGTAAAGCCTACGAGCTGCGGCGTTCCCACGCCGCGGCCGAGGCCGAGATCCTCGCCGAAGAACTGGGCATTGCCGATGATCGAATTGGGCGGCGTCGCATAGGTGCCTCCCGAGGTCGGGATCAGCGCGCCGTTGAGCTGGTCATAGGTGCTCGCGGAGACGGCCGTTGCGGTCACGGTCTGGTAGGCGGTGCCGCTGCCGCTGTTGGCGGTGAGGACGAGATTCTGGTCCATCAGAGACATGGCGGTCCTCCCTTAGACCACGCGCGCTTCGGTGTTCAGGAGCGAGTCCTGCACGCCGATCGGAACGTTGCGCCAGTTGACGATCGGGCGGCCGGCATAGTCGGTGGGCGACAGCAGCACGTTCTTGTCGCGGATCGCCTGCACGTCCATGGCGGCGCGCGCGACGCGATCGCAATAGAGCTTGAGCCGCACCGCAGGCGCCATGCGGTCGGGCGCATCGGTCTTGACGATGCCGGAGACGGTGCGGCCAGCGGTCGGCAGGCGCACGATGGCGCGGGCGAGGATGGCGAAGAGGTCGGGCGGCGTCGGGCCGAGCAGGCCCGCCGTGGTGGTGTCGATGTTGCACAGACGCACGATGTAGCGCCAATCCTCGATCACGAGCCCGAGCTGCCACTGGAACAGGGAGGTGTAGGCCTCGAAGCGCTGCTGGTTGGCGTCAAAGCCCGGCACCACATCGCCTTTGTCCTCGAAGACAAGGCCGCCCTTGGAGCCCTTGGGATAGATGCCGTAGCAGGTCGATTCGCCCCAGCCGATCAGCCATATCGACGTGTTGGAGGAACCGGTGCCTCCGCAGTCGAACACGTTCACGGCGTTCTGGGCATTGGCGGGATTCACCGTATTGAAATAGGGCGCAAAGCCAGTGAACTGCTCGGGCGTGGTCCAGGAATTGCCGTAGGGCAAGGTCGCCGACTGCTGCTGCGACAGCCCCTCCATGTGAGCGATGTCTTCCTTCTCGCGCAGCACGGCTTCCTGGCCGCCGAGCCGGCACAGCTCCTTGTCGATCTGCGAATAGTCGCGCAGGAGCGACATGCCGAACTCGAGCTGGGCCCGGTTGGATTTCGAATAGGCGGTGCCCTGATAGTAGCGGATGTAGCTGCCCTTCGGCAGCGAGGTGCGCACCGTGGTGACATGCGAAGTCAGGCCGTTGGCCTCGACGAGCGGCATGTCGTCGATCATCTCGTTGCTCTGGCTGAGCAGCTCAGCCATGTCAGCGATTTTACCTTCGGGGTCGAAATGACGCCCGACGTCAGCCAGGGTCAGAAAGGCCATTCGTCAGCTCCGGCGCCCGCAAGCGGGCGGCAGACAGAGCCGGATCGGACAGTCCCCGTAGCGGCGGGGAAGCGGAGCGGCTCAGCCGCCGGCGTTAAGACTCTTGTCGTACCAGCCGCGGCTGCCGGGCGCGCGGCTGCGCGCGGGCGCCGGATTGGCGGCGACGATATTGTCCTCAAACACGTTGAGCCTCTTTCCGATGTTGCTCAGCAGGCGGATGAACACGGGAAAATTCCCCATTCCGTTGTTGTCGGTATGGATAAGCAGGGCCTTGGCGTCCTCCGGCGACAGGAATTCCTCGATCACGGCCTTGGCGCGCGACAGAGTGGTGTCGAGCCTGTTGCCTCCGAGTTCGGGGTCCTTGCGCAACTGATCCTGCCATCCGGCGTTGAGGTCATTCCAGACCTTGCGCTGATGGGCGGCGATGTGCTGCGCAACGCGGTCGATTTCCTTGAGGTGAAGGTCAATGAGCGCCTGGCCGCGGTCCTTGCCGGTGAGCGCAGCATTGTTGAGGAGATCAACGAATGCTTTGCCGGCCTCGGCGTCGAGCGCCATGCCCTCAGGGAATTTCAAGTCCTCAAGGCTCAGGGCCGGGGGCTGATCCGGGGGATCTTTCGCCGTGGCGTCCTTGGCCGGGTCGGTCGCGGCATCCGCCTTGCCTTCGGCCTTGGCCTTGCCGGGGTCATCCGGCTTCGCGGGTTGCCCGCCGTCCTTGCCGGACTCGGGGGCATCGGCCGCTTTGGCGTCAGGCTCTGATTCGGCGTCTGCAGCCGGGGCCGGCTGTGCGGGTTGTTTTCCCGCCGCCGAACTGAGCAGGCTCGGCGCGGATTCCGGCGTAGCTGATTCGGGCGCGGCCGTCGAGGCCGCCCCCTCGGCGGCCGCGGCTGCATTGGCGGCGGCCGGCTCGGCGTCGGCTGCAAGCGCGGGTCCGTCGGCCGCAGCGGCGATCTGATCGCTCGACATCGGTCATTTTCCTCTGTGCTTCGGGGCGTCCGTCAGGTTGGCGCCGCCGCCGGCCGCGCCGGCCATCCGGCCGGCGGCGGCAGGTCAAGCCCCTGCGCATGAGCTGCGGCGCTGTCGGCGGCGTCGCGCTTGGTCTCTTCTTCGGCGCGCATAAGGGCGACGCGCTCCTCTTCCTTGCGCGCTTCGTCCAACATCAGCAGGTAGAGATCCGCACAAGCGTCGATCGCCTGCATCATGAGCCCCTTGCCGATGTTCTCCTCGCCCATGCGGAAGAACGTGGTCTCCGGTTCGCCGGGGGCGAAGGGCGTGCCGTAGATGTGGCAGCGGCTGAGCAGCCGGTGGAACCAGGCGCGCCCGTTCTTATGATTGAGGAGCCGCCGGACGGTCTCGGCGTCCTCGCGCCGGCGGCGCGCCTCGTCGCGGCGGGCATTGTTCTCGGCGGCCGGATCGGCGGCGTCGTAGCCGGCGCGGAGGCCGTCGTCGATCATTCCTTGAGCGCCCCGTCGACCATGGCTTGCCAAAGATCAACATAGTCGCTGTATCCGCAACCGAAGCCATTCTCGACTCCATTTAGGATGCCGTCGTTGACCATGGCTTGCGTGGGCTCGCGCATGGCCTTGATGGCGGCGCGTGCCTTATCAACGATTGCGTTACATTTGCCGCAGCACGCTTTTGGCTCGGCCGTATGGTCGTGATCGGGCATACAGATTGCCCGGACTACGCGTTCCAGCATGTTGCTCATGTGCCATTTCACATAGTTGAGCGCCGCCGCGCGGTTGAACGGCTCCGTATGGACATACGGCGCCGCGCCGGTGACGACGATCGAGGATTCCTCATAGAGCGTCCCGTTGCGGCCGGCGCCGAGGCGGCGTCTTCGGCGTCGTCGATCATGTCAGTCGTGGCGCTCCGCGAGAATTTGCAATGCGTCAGCGATGCGATGCAAATTCCATAACGCCGTCGTCAACAAACTTGCCGCCGCAGTTCTGGCCGCATCTTGCTGTGGGCTGCCGGGGTCGGCCTCCGCGCCGTCAAGCAATGCCCGGACGTCTCTGCCGATCGTCTCCAGCATAATTCACGAGTCCTTCTTCATCTGCGCCCATTCGTCGAACGCCTTCACCATTTCATAATGGTTGGTATAGCCCGTGAGAATGAGCCATTCGCAGAAGCCCGGCAGCCGGAGCGAAGTCTCCATATAGCGGTCGAGCCGCCGCGCGAGCGGCTGGATGCGGGCGGTGATTTCCGATAGGCGGTCGCCGAAATAGCGCTTGCTGTGGGCGTAGTCGCGGGCGGGGTCGGGCGTCGCCGCAAGCGCGCGCCGTATCCGGCCGCGCAGCGCCGCCGGCGCGATGTCGATCAGCGCCTTGCGGAATGCGGCGTCGGCGTTGCGGTCGATCCAGGTAACGCCGTTGTCATGCCGGACGGCGAACGGACTTGCGCTCATTGTCTCCATCGTCTCCCGGCCCGCTACGCCCTGGATCCGGCAGGAACAGGGGAATCCGCCGCGGTCAGGCGGTCGGGCGGATTCACCGGGGACGATGGAGCCATTGCAGGCGGCGCGCCTAACCGTGGGTGTGGCTGTGATGATGCGCGTCGGCGTGGCGATGCACGTGATGATGATGCACGGTATGGCCGGCGGCCTCGAGGTCGGCGATGTATTTCGCCGTGATCGCGGCGACGCCGTTGGCGTCGTCGTGGCCGACGTGTTCGCTGTGCTTCACATGCGTGACGACCGAATGCGACATGTCCTTCTCCTGTGCGATTGCCGCGGGCTGACGAAGAGGCGCCGCCGCGGCTGCGGCGCTTTGGGAATGATGGAAGCCGAAGTGGTCGGCGCGGCGCGCCTGGGCGATCACGGCGTCAAGCCTGCGGCCCCAGATGCGGCTGCTCCAGCCGCAGCGCGGACAGGTGAGATAATTGCGCGACACATGATTCAATGCCTCACATAGCCGGTCGGCAGCAGCAGCGGATTGGGGGTGCGCATCAGTTTGGGGGTGCGGATCTTGCGGATGAGGTCTTCGAGCTGCGAGGCGACCCGCGACCACGCGAGATCGATGCGAAAGCAGGTGGCGAGCTGCCGCGCGCCGCCCGCAGCCTGGGTAAGGCCGTCGATCAGGCGGTCACGCGCCTCGCGGAACGGCAGCGGCTCGCCGCGCATTTCGGGCGTCGGATTGGCGCGGACGGTATCGTCAATGCCGGCAAGGCGGATACAAATGCGCCGGCACTGGTCGAGCGTCAGCGCCAGGCGGCGGCGGTTGTCAACGCCCTCGGGCGTCCGCTCACGCTTGGCGAGGTGCATGCAGGCGTCGGCCGCAATCTTGAGCCCTTCGATGACGCGCTCGTAGGACTCATACTCGATCATCCGCGTGCCCTGCGGCAGCGGGTCGCCGTGCTTGTCAACCTGGATGCCGGGGCCCTGGTCGTCGTCGGGCGGGAGAGCGTCGGTCATCGGAACGACTCCAGGACCGTCAGGGCCTCAAGGAGGATGCGGCGCTGGGGCGCGGTCATCGGCTGGTGCTCCAGCACGTATCGAAGCGCGCCGCGGGCCTCCAGGACAGAGCCAAACGGCGCGCGCGCGCTTTCGGCCGGGACCGGAGGCGGGGCCGGCGGTTCGGGCGGCAGGCGATTGTCGTACGGAGGCGCGGCATTGCGCGGATGCCGCGGGGCACTCGGCAACTCGTGCTGATGCCGGCCGCCGCGCGGGCCAACCCAATGGCCGCGGTCGGGTAGATCGGCGCGGGGCGCGTTAGCCTGCACCTGCGGGTGCTGAGGATAGTTGAGGTAGCTGTGGGTGTCGCCGTCGGGTCCCATGAGCGCCATTTGCGTCTCCTCTATTGGGGCAGCCCCGTCGCGCCGGGCGCAGCGCCGCCCATTCCGGACATCATCTGCAGGGCGTTGAGCATGCCGCCGGTGTCGATTTCGCTTGCGGTCTTGGCCGCGCCGGCGGCGGCCGGCGCCGCGTGAGTAATCGCCTGCATCGCCTGCGCCTGCTGCGCCTGCTCGGCCATCGCCTTGGCGCGGCCGGCGCGCACCTGCTGCACTTCGTCCTCGCTGCGCAGGCATTCCTTGGGAAAATTGGAGCGGTCGAGATAGCGCCGCACGGCGGCGTCGATGTCGATGTTGTCCTCCGGGTGCTGGTCCGGATAAGCCTGCCTGAGATTCGTCACCACGGTGAGCGCGCGCTCCATGACCGCGGTTTCGGCGGCGCGCTGGGCGATGCGGATCATCGAATCGAATTCGATTTCCAGAGGGATGCCGGCGAGGCTCGGCGGCATCGGCGCCAGCAGGCGCCGGCGCGCCATGATATTGACGACGCGGCGGATATCGTCGGCAAGCTCCTGCTCGACGTTCTCGACCACCGGCCCGAGGCGCTGGAGTTTTTCGCCGCGGCGCTCGGCGATCTCCATCTCGTTGCGCGGCTGCACGCCTTCGAGGTTGTCCATCATCATGAAGGCGTCGTTGAAGAACCATTTCTCGATGCGCGCCTCGATCTTTTCGATCAGCGCAGTCATGTGCTCGACGTCAAACCGCACGTCGTAGATCGACTTCATGCCCTTGTTCACGTCCTCCACATAGGTGACCTTGCCGGGCAGGATCGAGGACGGCTGGTTCTTGAGGCCGAGGCTCGCGAGCAGCGGCGGCCGCAGCATCTTTTCGATGCCTTCGGCCTGGCGCATCGTCATCACGTGCAGCTGGAGAATGTCGGGCAGCGCATCCATGCCGACGCTGCGGCCATAGGCGTCGTTCGAAACCGTGGTCCAGCGCGGGGCGATGAAGGGCTTGTCGCGGAAGCCGCGGACGGAAAGCGGCTGCGGGGAGTATTTGCCCCATTCCCAGTAATATTCCCGATAGGGAAAACCGCCGGGGACGACGCCGAGATTTTCGCTTGTGCCGGGCGTCTGCAGGGAGAAGTTCGGCTCGATCGCGTGGGCGACGATCACCTCGGTTTCGAGGGACGCGCCCTTCTGCTCCCACAGGCCGCGCAGCTGTTCCGCGCAGCGCTCGAGCCCGAACATCTGCACGCATTGCAGCGCGGTCAGCACGAAAGTGCGGTAGAACGAATTGATGCGGCCGTCGAAGCCGGCGCCGAGATAATATTCGCCGGCGCACGGGTTATAGCAGCGGATGACGCTGATGCGGTCCTCGTAGAGCAGCTTCGGCGCGGTGCCGAAGACGACGAGGTCCTCGAACATCTGGGTGCCGGCGTTGTAATAGTTCGAGCCGGCGAGGACGCGGTAGACGCGATCGTTGGTGTCCTCGAACCATAATTCGGCGGCGCGGTCGAGCTTGCGGCCGGCGAGGCCTGCGCCGATCTTGAACCACGGCCGCGACGACGACATCAGGCCCGAGCGCATGCCGGCGACGCACACCGACACCGCCTGCGCGCCGGTCGGGTCCTTGATCGCCTGATTGATGGCAAGCCCGCGCGTCATGGTGTTCGGCACGACCAGCCAGTGGTAGCGGCGCGGCAGGATCGCCTCGGCGATCTTCCCCCAGTGCTGCCACCACGAAAGCCGCCAGTTGCGCAGGCCGTAGAGGCGACCCTCAAGCTGCAGGCGCGTTTCCTCCCAGCCGCCGGATTCCTCGTACCACCGCTGCTTGGCCAGCGCGGGCGCGCGGGCGAGCAGAGCGTCACCTGCGAGCTCGTAATGGGCGAGGAGCGCGTCGCCGAAGCGGCGGGCGATGGCGGAGGGGGAGAGCATTTATCCGGCCCCCGCGCCCTTGCGGCTCAGCCGCTTCTTGAGCCACGCATACGCGTCGGACGCGGCGGCAAAGCCGATCTGCGCTTCGCCGTCGTGATAGACGGACCAGCGCACGTCCGCGTCATCGGCCACCGTGCGCTCGAAGCTGAACGAGGTGCCGCGCTGCAGGAACAGCCGGTCCATCAGACGGCTCCCATCGCCGCTTACGCGGCCTTTTCGATCGCCGGAGCAGCCGCGTGCGCAGCCTTTTCGATCGCGGGAGCGGCCGGGCGCTCTTCGATGAGCTGGGCTTCCATTGCGCTGATCTTGGGGAGCGCCAGACGCGCCTTGACGTCCATGCCGACCGCCTTGATCACCTCGTTCTCAACGGCTGCGATGGCCTTGGCCTCTTTGGCTTCCATCGTGCCTTTGGCGAGGCCGTTGGAGGCGTTGCGCAGGAAGCGGATGGTATCGGCAAGCACCGGAGTCTTCACGTCGTAGCTCATGCTGCGTCCTTTCTGATGGCGCGCCGCAGGCGGCGCTGGGCTTTGCCGGCGGCGACGTGGTCGCGGCCGACGGCGATCTCCGGCGCGTCGTCTTCGATGAGGTCGCACCGGATTCCGGCTTCCTCGGCCTTGTATTGCAGCATCGATACGGCGAGCATCGGCGCCTGGCCGAGGATGTGACGGTTGAGGGCGGCGGCGAGCTTGACGTTGGCGCCCCAGTTCCGCGCGTCGCCGCGCCCTGATTTCGTGAATTGCGGAATGTCGGGAGCGATCACCGTTATGGCGCCGGCGCAGCGCACGAGTTGCGATGTCCACAGATGATGGCGCTCGCGCCGCCTGCGGGCGGCGCGGGCCTCGATCCTGGCGATGCGCCGGGCGGCGCGGCGCCATCGCCGCGAGCCGCGGCGGTAGCGGCGGTCGCGCTCGGCCTTGAGGGCGTCGGCGGCGGCGTCTGCGACCGGCTCGGCCGGCCGTTTTGATTGAGGGATCGAGAAAGGTTTGATAACCCGCCCATCCGCAACGGCATCTGCGGCGTTGTCAGGTGGTAGTCGCCGAGGATTCCGGCAACCGTCCTGATCCCGCCCATCCGCAACGGCATCTGCGGCGTTGTCAGGTGGTAGTCGCCGAGGATTCCGGCAACCGTCCTGATCCCGCCCATCCGCAACGGCATCTGCGGCGTTGTCAGACCTCGCTCCTATGTGGCCAATGCCGGCCAATCCGGCCCGCCCATCCGCAACGGCATCTGCGGCGTTGTCAGAGCCTCCTGCCAAGTCGTGGAAACGATGCGGACTTTCGGCGCAGGCGCGAACGCCCTCGCCCGGGCACCAGCGTGGACCCGTTGCCCCTTCCACATGGGCAAACTCGTCGATCAGGCCGAGCCTGACCGTAACCTCTTCTGCGCCGTGAGAGCGCTCGCGCTCAATCTCAACGCATACCGATAGCCACCATGATCCGGCATGGAAAATCAGATCGGCCGTCTTCCATTGCCTGACCTCGGCCGGGAACTCGCCGACGGCGCGCATGTGCCCCGGCAGCCCCGTGACGGTCAATTTCCAGTTTCGAGCGCTCGCGCGGGACCGGCCGGCGCGCGACCGCTCGCGGCCCTGCGGCGCGAGCTTATAGCCTTTGGCGCCGAGCGGGAGCCGGTTCGCGCGATCGGTCCGCTTGAATCGCGGCGCTTTCGCGTCGCCGCGCATGAGGGCGGCGAGCGACTTGACGAGCCCGTCGGCGACCCGATGCTGCATATGGGTCGGCATTTCGGCCCACTCGGGGCAGGCCCAGCGCAAGGCCGTGATCTCGCCGGTGAGCTCCGCCAGCGCGAGCGCCCGCACGCTGGCTTGCCGGGGCGGCTTGCGCGGCTTCGCCGGCGCCTTGCGCCTGGCGCGCTTTTCCTCTTCGCGACGCCGCATCGTGGCGCGCAGCTTTTCCTTGCGCTCCTGCGGCCATGGGCGCTCGGGCTTGTGCCATTGCGGCTCGCTGCGCCGCATCGAGCCGCCGAGGCCGCGCCGGTAGGAGGCGATGATCTCGCGCGCCTCTGCCTTGGTCCTGTCCCGTACGGCATAGGCAACCACACGAGGGTCGACGGGAGGAGGCGCGCCGGCCCTCTCGCAGCGGCAGCAGTAGGTGTTGTAGCATAGCTCAATCAGAGCATTGCGCAGCTCGGCCGCCATCCGCGCGAAGCGCATCGCGGCTTCCTCCTGCGCGCGCCGCATGGCGCGGCGCTTGCTGAAATGCACCTTGAAGGTATAGCGCCGCAGCATCACGGCGATCCCGTGCCGGCCCTTCTGAGGACACAGCGGGCGAGCTGCAGGCAGAAATCGACATGTTCGGCATGGAGACCGGCCGCATGCCTCGCAAAACGCCGATTGGTCTCTGTCCCGCCGAGTTGCTCGCACATGATTTCGCGAGCCAGCTCGATCTCAGGCTCGGTATAGGCCAGCATCACGGCGTCCCTGTCCCGCCCAGCCCGAGAGCGGCGGTCTGCACAACGCCGGCCTGCTTCTGCCCGGTGGTCAGGTCAGTGCCGCCCATCGGTCTCCCCTGGGTGCGGCGGGCCAGCGCTCCCATGGTCGCCGCGCTGGCATAGACCGGCGGCGACGCCGCCGGGGGCGGAGGCGGCGGAGGCGGCGGCGCAGGCGGGGGAGAAGGAGCAAACAGGCCCATCAATACCTCGGCGGATGATCCAAAGTCGGACAGCGGCGCATTCGGACTACCGTCCAGCCCCTCCACCGATGTTGCCGACCGGCTGGCGGCGCAGGCCCGGCGTGCCGGACGGGATACCGGGGGCACCCGCGGAGGCGCCGGCTTGGGCCCGCATCTGCTGTATTTTCCCCGTCATGCCGGTGATGTCGCCGAGGTAGTCCATCGGCAGCATCCATGCCCGCATGAAGGGCGGCTGCTGGCTTTCGGCAGCGCCGAATAGCGGAGGGGGCGGCGTGCCGGCCGGCGGCGGAGTATAGAGGCCCATCAATACCTCAGTGGATCATAGTCGAACGCGTGCACGCGCCGGCGGCGCTGGGTGAGCGCAATCTCGATATCGATACGCTCGGCGAGCGTCATGGTGCGCATGCGCTCGGCGACAAGCGCGTCATATTGATCGCGGGTGGCGTGCAGCGGCTTGGACACATGCGCCGGACATTCAGGGTCCGCGAGCGCCGCCGCAATATCCTCGCGCTGCGCGCGCGCCTCCGGCGACATTCCCTGCGGCAAAGCCCGGCCGTCGGGCAGCGGCGCGGCCGACCGGCCGGGCCGCCAAAGAGCGCGGGCCATGCGGGGCTAATACAGCTTCGCGATACGCAGATGCGTGATCACATGGCGTCCGGTCGGCGCCAGGCCGCATCCGCAAATGATCTCAAATCCTGCGGCATGAGCCTCGTCAAGCAGCGCCAGCACTGGCTCGTGCGCCTCGATGACGCGGCGCTTGAGGTCAGCCGCAATCTCAGCGTCGGATTGCGTCGGCACCAGAGTGGCGATTGCCTTGTTGGTCATGACTATGCTCCTACCATCGCTCGCGGACTCCGCATGCGCTGACGCCCCTCGGAATCCAGCCGTCAAGCGCGCTGCGGCCGGGCGGCGGATCGCCGAGCAGAGCCATATGCAGCGTCTCGACATAGTTCAGCCGGCGGTCGCGGTCGGCGAGCGCCTCCGCCGACGGCCGCGGGTCAAGCCGTCCGGCGCCCTGCTCAACAGGGTCATGTTGCTGGCCGCGCGGGCGGTAGCTGCGGCGCGTGCGCATTCAGCGGTCTCCGTAGGCGAGCGGATCATAGTCGGCCGTATGCCGCGCGACGAGGCCGCGCGCCGTCCACATCGAGGGCGGCCGCACCACGGCGCGGGGAAGTCCGGAGAGTAGAATGTAGCGCATGCAGTCCATGAGGTGGTCCGGCTGGCCGTCCTTCACGCGGCCTCTCTCGTCGCGCTGGTAGAAGCGGAATTCCGCAAGCCAGTTCTGCAGGCTGCGGAATGCCTTCATGCGGCCGGTCGAAAGCCTTATCCAGCATTCGTAGATGCCCGCCTCGATGTCGTTGGCCGCCGGGAAAAGAAGCTGCAGCCCGAGCTCCTGGTACACCCTGATCAGCCGCTCGCCGTCGCGCTGGCCGCGCCCGCGCGCCGCCGGGTCGATGACGCCGGGAATCCACTTGCCTCGCGCGAGTATCGCATTGGCGTGCACCGGCGGCTCGGCCTCGGCCCGGTAATGCTCGCTGTAGAGATAGACGACATCCGAGTTGATGTCGTGCGCCGCCCACAGCGCCGCGGTGCGGTGCCACCCGACATCGAGGGCGTAACACTGGGGCATCCAGTCGGGAATCTCGAACGGGTCGCACAGGACATAGTCTTCGGGCACCGGATAGATCGCGCCGGCGCCCAGGGCCGGAATGCCTTTGGAGCGCGCCTCGCGCTGATAGGGCTGGATGCGGGCGAGCTCGGCCGCCTTCTGCTCCTCGCTCAAGTGGGGCACGTGATCCCAGCCGGCGTTGACCACGAACTTGCCCCCCATGCTTAGGCCCCGCGGCCGATCGCCTCGAGCACATGAGGGGCCATGCTTTCGTCCCGCGGCGGCAGCGTGCCGCCGGGCAGGAACTCGAGCACCACTTCGCTCATGCCCTCCAGCGGGGTGAAGGTGAGCAGCGTATGGCCCTGCGTGGTCATGGTGCGGATGCCGGCCTCCACATAGACATCGACGGGCGGCTCCTCATCGAACCAGATGATATCCTTCTCGGTGCCTTCATAGGCGCCGCGTCCCTGCTCATAGCTCTTGAGGCCGATCACGCTCCATCCGCCGGAGCGGTGGCGCACCTGCACGGTGTCGGCGAGATCGGCGACGCCGCGCTTCCACGTCACGGCGCCGATGTCCTCGGCCGGGATGAGGCCGGTGCCCGCCAGCGTCTTGACGCGCCCGCGCCAGGCGACCGGGCCGAACAGCTTGGCCTGGATGATGTCGCGGGTGGTCTCATTCTTCTTGCCGCTCGCCCAGATCTCGACCGGCCGGCGGAATTTCAGCCCCGGCCACCAGGCGGGGTAGCGGCCGGTGGCGTGCAGCGCGACCTCGTAGCCGCCGACCGATTCGGTCTTGCCGACGCGATTGGCGGCGAGCATCAGCCGGTCGCGATGCGGTGAGCCGTCGCAATCGGCCGGACAGGACGGCAACCGCTGATGCCAGCCGCCGGCGGCGAAAAACTCCATATGGCGCGGATAGAGCTCGCGCCGGAGCGGGCCGTCGTCCGGGTAATAGGAGTAGAGCTTACGCTCCCGCGCCTGCTGCTGCGCTCTCGCCCGCAGCTCCCGCGAGAGCAGGCGCAGACCCTCGGGCGAGAGCTTCGACAAGATCGGCAAGCACGCGCTGATCTTCGACTGAGAGGACATTCCAGATGTTCACGTCGGCGCGGCGCTCGGCCGCCTCTCCGGCGCCGCCGAAATGCTTGAGCAGCGCGAGGTTGGCCTGCGCCTTGTCGTGCAGCTTGATGCGCTTGATGCGGCCGTCGTCGTGATATTCAAGCTCGGCGATGGCCTCGGCGAGGCGCGGCGGCAGCGCGGTGATGTCGCGCAGCACCAGCGCGCCGTCGCGGCGCTCGTAATAGTCCGGCAGCTTGGCGTCGGCGATGCGATCGACGCGCACCAGCGCCTTGACGAGGCGGATGTCGGCGTATTCGCGCGCCTCCTCGAGGAGCTCGGCGACGCGGGCGCGGATCTCCGGCCGCCTGGCAAGCCGGCTGGCATTGCCCTTGTGCGGGGCATAGCCCGCGGCCTTGAAGGCCTCCAGCACCGGCCGGCGCGGCGGCGGCACCGCGAGATACTGCTCGGCGAGCGCGCGGGCGAAGCGCTCGTGCTGAGGGTCGCGGCAGGCAGGCATGGTCAGGCGAGCATGGTCAGGCGGGCAGTCACATCAGTCCGCGCAGATGCGAGGGCTGGCGCGCGGGGGAATAGGCGGGAGGCGGACGCCGGAGCGGCCGTGCGCCGCCGCCGTTGGCGGGTCCGAGGATCACGGGCGCGGGCGCGGAATAGGCATCAGGGAGCGCGGCCGGCGGCGCGGAGGCTGCGGCCTCGGCCACGCGGCCGGCAACGATCGCATCGATATCGGCGTCCTGCGCTGCGTCCTGTGCCGCGTCATCACCGGGCGATTCGTCATCCGGCGATCCGCGCCAGGCGTCCGGATCGAGGCCGCCGGATGCGCCGGCGTCATCATCACCATCGGGGAGACCCAGCGCTGCGGGCGCCGGCGCCGGGGCGCGCGGGGCCGCATGCGCGGGCTGGATGGCCGGCCCGGCCGGCAGCGCGCTGCGCCCTCTGGCCGCAGCGACGACGAGCATGCGAATCCAGATCGCAGCCGTTACGCCGAGATCTTCCGCCTGCGCCTCCACCCAGTCCCGCACTGCGGGCGGCAGGGCGACGATCACGCCGATGTCTTTGGCCATGCGAATTTTATGACCTTCGCGAAAATTTCGCGAAGGTCGCAGCGCGCCGCTTAAGGTACGCTCCGCCGCCCCGGCCGGTCGCCAGGGTGGCTGCCAGGGTGGCTGCCAGGGTGGCTGCCAGGGTGGCTGCCAGGGTGGCTGCCAGGGTGGCTGCCAGGGTGGCTGCCGTCCCCGCGCCTCTCATAGCGCCGAGTCGAGCCCGGAGTCAAAAGTTATCACGCGCGACTCGATTTTGACTCGATTTCCTCGCCCTCGCGTCGCGCCAGCTCGCGCTCGATTGCGAGCCGGACGAAATCCGAACGATCCTCGCCGTCCCGCAGCACCGCCGCGATGCGGTCGAGCGTGCCCGCCGGCAGCGCCATTTCGCGGCGCTCCGGCCAGATTTTTTTTCGCCCTCGCATCGAATTTTCTCATATGACTTATTGACAGCGAATAAGTCATATGAGATATTAGGGACGTAATCAAGACCAGAGCAAGGAGAAACAAATGACCAGCCGTAGCAGCCGCAGACAGTCCAAGCGAGAGAGGTGGTACATCGTACCACGAGAGTACGTCACGCACGGGTGCCCATCTCTCCCCCCCTACGGGGAGATCTATAGGGACACCGAGGACGAGGCGTGGCAATACATCCAAGACAAAATCGACGCCGCCGAACGGATAGCTCGCACCGGCAGTGATTATGGGGCGTGCCAGCTCGCGCAAGCCGAGACACTCACCGTCGTCCACGAGTCCAATTTGCGGCCACGTACCTATAATGAGGCCCGGCGTCTCCATTACATGTTTCCGCAGTTTTATGATGCCCCCTAATTCGATCAGTTACCATCGCGCCGCTGGCGCGGCGCGAGGCCACAATGAAATTCTCCCGCAACCTGATTAAAGCCGCCGATCGCCTCGGCGGCATCAATCTCCTCCTCGATTGGCCGCCCGGCCTACCGCGGGGGAGAGCCCTCACGCCGGACGAAGTGCGGCCCACCACCCCCCGCCGAACGCAAGGCCGCCATAGCGCTCGTGCAAAAAGCCTGCGACGAGGCGGGCCTCAAGCCGGTGCACGTACGCGTCGTCAACCGGCAACGGCCGCCGGATTTTCCCCGCGGCCTGCAATATGAGGACCATCTTTCGGTCCTGATCGTCGGCAGCCGATGGGTCGAGGCCGACGGCTACGACAATCTGTCGGAGCGCTGGCTGCCTGCGCCCCAGCATGCGGCCGATTTCCTGCCCCCCAAACCAAACAGGCCGCAAAGATCCTAATCGGCCGGCCGGGCCTGCCAGGCCTCCAGGTCCACCGGCGTCAGCCGGCCGAAAATATTGATCGCGACGGTCAGCTGCACCGCCGCGGAAACGCCGGCGATCGTCTCCGTCCGCACCCGCTCGATCGCGCCGCGGAAGCCCGTGAACGGACCCTCCGTAATCTCCGCGAGCGCGCCCAGCCGATAGATCCGCGCCGCCGGCGTCGCCGCCGGAATAGCGCCCCCTACCTCGGCGGCGCGCATGCGCGCGATGAGATCATCCGCGATCGGCACCGGCCGGTTCTGCGCGCACACCAGGCCCGTCACCCCGGCGATGTCGAAGATGCGGTGCCACTGCCCGTCCTGCACGTCGAACCGCGTCATCACATAGCGCGGCCACAGCGGCGCCAGCACCTCACGCATCACCGTCGCCCGTAGCCGGCGCTGCCGTTTCGACAGCCCCTTGCGGCTCACCGCCTTGAGCTTGCGCACGCGCGGGTAATACACCTCGTAGCCGAGCCGGCCGAGCCACTCGCACGCATGCGCGTCATGCTCGCCCGGCTCACACTGCACGAGATGCCAGCGCGGACCGGGCTGCGCATGGTGGCGCGCCTCAAGCTCGGCGAGCACCTCGGTCCACGGCCGCATGCTTTTCGGCGGCTGCAATGCGGCCGGGAGAGTCCGCGGGAGGGTCCGGAAGATTGGTTCGTTTGCGTTATCCACAGGCTTTCCCCAAGGTTGCCAACAGTTTTTCCAGCGCCGGCTCTTATGCCCGGGGAGACTTGGGAGGGTTTTTTTGAATTCATTGCATACGAGTCCCGAGTCCATAAGAGCTAATGGCGTTAACCCTCCCGGATGGCGTAAACCCTCCCAACCCGCTGTGGGGCGGGCGCTTCCGCATCGCCGTCACCCTCCCAATTCCGGGAGGGTGGGAACCTCACATCACAAAATCATCAGCGCCGAACGCCTCCTGCTGGCCGGCGCCGGCCAGATGACGAGGCCGCCCCTCGGCATCCACAAAATCGCTGCGCGATTTCGTCAGCCGCAAATCGAGCCAGAACATCACGCTTGACTTGTCCTTGCGGAACCCGCGCTCGGTCATGGCGTCCGAAAAGCCGCGGCCCTTCCAGGCCGTCAGCGCGTTCGCCGTGCACCAGGCGCAGAACACGTCGTGCAGCACGCTCGACTGCACGCGCTCGCCCGGCGCCCGCTCGGTGCAGGCCTCAAGGAAGCGGCCAAGCTGGTCGCTGTCGCGCCGGTATTCAACCGTCGCTTCCTGCGTCTCGGCCGCGAGCACGAGTCCGTGGTCGAGCCAGTCGCACAGGCCGTCCAGCATCCAATTCAAAATCCCGGACGCTTCCGCCCGCAGCTTCAGGCGCAAGCGCGGGTCCTTGCGCTCGGGCGCGATCGTCACCGACCACGGCACCAGCACGACGCGGCGCCAGATGCCCTCGTCGGCCCCGCGAATCTGAGGCCGGTGATTGCCGCTCATGGTCAGCTTGAACTGCGGATAGAACTCGAAGAAATCGCGATTGAGGTGCCGCGCCCGGATCGGCTCGCCGCCGGTCGCAAGCTTGATCAGGCCCTCATTGAGACGCCCCTCCCGATTGGGTTCGCTGGTGCGCAGCATGCGCACGCCGGCGAGGCCGGCGAGATCGGGCGTCGGCTGGCCGGCGCGGCGCGCCTGGCCTTCATCAAGGAACGTCTCGATCGGAGTCGTCGCCGCATAATCGCCGGCGACATGGCAGCATACGTCCTCGAACACGCTCTTGCCGTTCTGGCCGGTGCCGAAGAACACGCAAAGCTTCTGTTCGCTGATGTCGCCCGTGAGACTGTAGCCGCGCCACGCCGCAAGCTGACGCCGCATCGCCGCTACCGGCTGCACCTCGGCCAGAAACCGGTCCCACCGCTCGCGCGGCGCGGCGGGGTCATACTCCACCGGCGCAAGCCGCGTGATGTAGTCCTCCGGCCGGTGCTCGCGGAAATACACATAGCCCTCGCTCCGGCCGGCGACGCCGGCCGGCAGCGGATCGCCCGGCCGCCGCACGAAGATGGTGCCGTTGAGCACGTTGATCGCAAACGGATCGGCATCAAGCTGCGCGGGCGAGACTTCCAGATAGGCCTGAGCCTGCTTCGCCAGCCGGTTAAGCTTGTCGTTGCTCTCCGACTGCCGGCCGTGGGCGCGGAGCATTTCGCTCAGCGGGCGCGACACCGTGCGCATCACCACCGCAATGTCGTCGGCGCTGCCGGCGATCGCCGCAGCCTCGTTCTGGATCGCACGCACGGTCTCATGAGCGGCCAGCATCACGCGCCCTTCCGCGCCGTCGCGCGCCCACCGGCGGCCGTCCCACCAGTGCCAGCCCATTGCCGCTACCCAGATCAGGCGTCCGCGCTGACGTTCGCGGAAGCGCTCGGCATTGCCGAGATCGGTCAGCGGATAGAATGCGAGCCGGCGGTCGAGCGCCGCCCGGCTCTCCGGCGTACCGCTTCCGCTTCCGCGGTCGCGTCGCGCAGACCTTCCCATTTGGGAGGATGCCGATTTCTGCGCCACCGATGACGCCGCAGCCGACAACCCCTCGGGCGAGGGCAATTCCGCACCAGGCGACACCTGCTTTTCGGCCTCCACCGCCTCCTCGAACAAGCTGCGCGTCACTGGCACGCAAGGACATGCGAGGATCTCCTCTAAAATCCGAGTGTCGGTAACGACAGGCATGGCTTCCCCGTCGGCAGCCCAGCGCCACCACCTTCATTTCAAGGTCGGACCTCAATTCGCCCGCTGGCATTCCGGCATTTGGGCTTCCCCTCCGACCGCATCCGCTCCACTTCGCTGGCGATATCGTCGGAAAATTCGATCGCGATTTCGGGGCTAACGACGCCGACTGCAAAGATCTCGCCCATATCATCGTGCAGCCGCACATAGACGGCGCCGCAATTACAATTCTTGAAATCGCAGCCCACGACACTGATCGAATGCGCCGTCTTCACGTCTCTCGCCAGCTTCATATTGCGCTCCTCAGCATGTCGTTAAAATCCATGCCTCGCCGAGGGAAACGTGCCTGCACCGTCAGACCCGGATGCGCTGCCTGGAACCGCACCGCGGCGCGGCAGACCGCCCCGATCGTCGTCACCGGGTCGCTGTCTCCGTCGACCAGCACCGTGATTTCACTAACGCCCTCCGGCAGCGTGATGCCTGATGACGTCAGATCCGGATCCGGCCCCGGCACGCGGCGCGGCCGTCCTGTCGGCGTCCGCAGCTCGGGATGAACGACCAGGCCCGCGGACCGGCCGCCGAGATTGCCGAGATCGACCGCCGACCAGAATTCGGCGTCGGAAAGGTCCACGGCGCATGCGCGCATGGCGTGCCATACCGTCAGCACCGTCTCGATGCCCTCGCCGATGATGATGCGGTGCGGCTGCGCGGATGCCGCCTTGACGAGCTCGATCGCGCCGCCCGTCTTCGAGCCGCGCACTTTTTTGGCCGGCAGCGCCTCGCCGGATTCCGCGTCCGCAATGCACGCCTTGCCGCCCCCCGCCGGATCGAGCCAGGTGATGTGCATGCCTGCAAACCTGCCGCCCTTGACGATCGCCGCCGTCATCGCCGGCCCGCGGTGCACGATGCGCGGCTGCCTGCGCCCGGCCGCGTCAATGCTCTGCCCGTGGAAATAGGGCATATCGGCCACATAGCGCAGCCGCGCGCCCCCTTCCGGCCACGGCGGCAACGGCAGACCGCGATGGGCGAGATAGGCTTCGACCGGCGTCCCGCGCGGGTCCGCCGCCTGCCGCCACATCCGGTAAAGCGCGCTGCGTTCCCGCTCGCGATATTTTTCGGCTTCGGCGGCGCGCCGCGCCTCCTCTGCGGCGCGCTCGCGCTCGCGCGCGGCCTGCGCCGCCGCGTCAGCTTCGCGCCGGCCGCCCAGGATCTCCACCGCCCGGAGAAAATCCACCCCTTCGGCCCGCATGACGAGCGCGATCACGTCGCCGCCGTCATTGCAGACCGCGCAGACCCAGCCGCCGTCGGCCTTGATCTCGAAGCGCGTCGCATGACGATCCTGCCGGTCCGCCGAGCACACCGGGCAGGGGCCGATATAGCCCCTGCCGTGCCGCCGCAGCGCCACGTAGCGCGCCGCCACTTCGGCGCAGCCGTTGCCGGGGCGCATCTTTAACTCATCGAGCTCCGCCGGGGTCATTGCTCCGGCTCTTGCGCATCGGGCGCCGCAGCGCCCGTCCATGCGGGCGTCGTCAGCTCGCTCTCGGTGAGACCGTCCCGCACCGGCATCAGCACGCCGACCGCGTCGCGGAAACGCGGAAAGAACACCAGCGCCGGATCCTCGGGACCCATCGCCGCGATCTGAACGGCCCCGCCCTCGTGATCGCAGAGCAGGCCGGCGACCTCGGCGAGTCTGGCAAAGTATCGTGCGCCGAAAGCCGGCGCGGGCTGCTGCGTTGGGGCGGCGCGCGGAAACACCTTGCGCCAAGGCGGAAATTCGTCGGCGATAAGGCAGCTCGCGGCCGAGGCGGCGTATCCCTCGATCACCGCAATGCCGGCGTCATCGATGCGCAGCGTGCGGTCCTCGGGACGAGCACGGTTTCCGAACTCGTCCTCTTCATCCGCCTCTTCGACCAGCGCGCCCTGCAAGACCCCGGGCAGCGCGACGATCGCCTTGCGCTTGGCCGCGCCGCCGCGGTCGAGGATCACGACCAGGCAGTGCCCGTCGGTTGCGGCGAGGAGCGCGCCGTCGGGATGCGGCTCGATGCTGACGCCGCAAAGGTAATGCCGCGTTGTTTCCTCTTCTCTCGCCTGGCAGACGCTCGCCGCCTTGAACAGCCTCGCATTCACCCTGATCATCTTCCGGTCCTCCGCCTGATCATTTCCGGTCCTCCTTGAGCATCGCGACAAGCCGCGGATCGCCGGCAATGCGCTCGAGCACGGCCGCTGCCGCCATCAAAACAGCGGCCTTGCGCAGCTCGGGCATATAGGGCGCGCTGCGGTAGCCGGCGCTCACCGCCGCATGCTGCGAATGCACGAGCATGCGCGCCTGGCTGCGCACCGCCTGCTCCATCTCGGCAAGACCGATCGGCGGATCGGCCTTGGGCTTGCATGCGCCGGCGGCGGCGCCCTCGTCGTCAACATCCCACGAGAGACCGCAGCGCCCGCAGCACATGCGGCCCTGAAAAAGCTCGGCCTCGCAGACGAATCCGGTCATATGCGCCCCTCCGCGATTTCATCGAGCACGCGGCCCACCGGCCCCGCCGCGACGCCGTCGGGATTGCGAGTGAGGGCGCGCCGGATCGTCTCCAGCGGACAGCCGTATTGCAAAAGGAGGCTCGCCATGATGGCGGCGTCATTGGCGAGCGCCGCGAGCGAGGTGCCGACCTTTCCTGCATCGAGCCAGATTTCGGCGGCGCGGCCGTCCGGCATGCGGCCGACTCCGGCCGCATAGACGATGCGCTCGATCTCGAAGCGGAACGAGCCGTGGAAGCGCCGCGGCGGAAGGATTTCTCTCTGCGCGCTCATTCGGCGGCCTCCGCCTGGGCCGGCGCGCCGAAGCGGTCGCCATGGCCGTCCCAGTCCGCCGGCAAAGTGCGGCCGGCGAAGAGATAGGCATAGCGCGGCGCGGGAGTGACCTCGCGGACGATATCGAAGAATTCGCCCGGCTTGCCGGAATGCTCGCGCTTTCTGCCCCGCTCGTCGGCGAACCAGGTCCTCTGCTCGCCGGCGAGGCACGGCACCTCGCCGCGCACCGCAAGAATCGCATGTTCCGTGGCGCCGCGCAGGCGCTGGCCGTGGCCGAATTGAGGCTTGCACCAGGTCAGCAGCGTCGAAGCATTAAATCCCCAGGCCTTGAGCAGCGGCAGCTGGCAGCCGCGCACAAGGTGGAAATTGGTGATCCAAAGCCACAGCGCGCAGCCGTCCGGATGCGCGATCGAGGCCACGTCGAGCGCCGCGATCTCCTCGATCGTCATCGTCGCGTAAGGGTAATAGCCGCGCCCTTCGACGGCGCGGCCGCCGTCAAGATCGGCCGGCCACGGCGGGTCGATGACGATCGTGCGGTAAGGCCCCTGCATCGGCAGCGGCGGCGGTTCGGCCTTGATGGCGTCCGCCGCCAGCATGTTGCGCACCCGCCGCGCCGGCCCGTCCACCTTGCCGGATCTGTCCATCTGCTCCTGGATCGGCCCGAAGCGCTCCGGATCGCGCTCGGCCGCCGCAACGACCAGCTCGGCCTTCTCGATGGTGCGGCCGCTGCGGCCGGCATAGGCGGCCACCGTATCCAGCGCGCGGCCGGCCTCGCCCGGCGCCGCCTTCTTGCCGGCGCGCCGACGCTGCGCCGCCGCGCCCTTGAGATCGAACTCGATTTCAAGCTGGCGCTTGATCTCGACCAGCTCCGACGGCGTGAAATTCTTGCGCTCGTGATTCTCGGCAAATTCGCCGCGCCGGATCGAGGCGAGATCGACGACGCGCACCGGAATCGGCTCGTTGCAACGCCGGGATTGCCGCCACGCCCGCATCCGCCGTTCGCCGGCGACCAGCTCGTAACCGCCGCCCATCGCAACGCTGCGGTCGGGATGAGGGCCGCGCACGCGCACGACGACGGGGTGGAGCAGCCCATTGGCGTCGATCGAGCGCGCCAGCGAGGCGATGTCGCCGTAATCCTTGCGGATGCGGTCGCCGATATGGATGCAGTCCAGCGGCAGCGTCATATCCGGCCGCCGCCGCGCGGCTTGCGCCGCAAGCTCCGCGGCGCGCTCGGCTGCGATCTTGCGCACCGCATGGCGCGTCACGTTGAGCGCACGCGCGATCTTGCCGTCGCCGGCGCCGGCCTCCAGCATGCGCCTGATCTTCGCGGCCGTGCGGCGCGGCGGCGGCTTGCTGCGCCGGCCCATTATATCAGCCCCTTGTCGGCCGCAAGCCATTGCGGCAGCGTCACCGTCACCAGCGGCAGCTTCACCGTCTGCCCGCTGCTTTCGATGCCTGTGATCAGGCGACCGGTTTCTGCGATCTCGATCAGCGACGCCGGCAGCCAGACGGCGCGCCTGTCATCGCCGTCGCCGGAGACGCGCACGGCGGCGCGCGTCTTGCAGTGGAGCGCCATTTCGAGATCGATGACGCCGGAGCCCGCGGCCATGGCTTAATCCGCTCTGAACCACGCCGGCAGCGCGATCTCGAAGCCGCCGCCCGGCAGCGCCTTCACATCGACATATTCACGGTCGGCGATGGCGTTGCCGAGCAGCGGCACATAGCCGAAGCGGAACGCAAGGCCGCCCTTGAGCTCGCGCGGCCTTACCTGACCCTTGTCGCAGGGCAGGAGGCGGGCCTTGCCGGCATCGGCGCCGGCGCCGATCTGCAGCACATAGGCCTGAGACGCGGCCTTTTTGGCCGCCGTCACCGCCGCCTTCGGAATGCCGATGACGAGCCGGGGCAGATATTCGCTCTCCGGCTTGCGCCGCCTTCGCCCCTCCCGGATAGGGTACCGCGTGTAGCTGATCGAGGCCTTCACCTCTTTGAGCTTTCCCGCGACGGTCTCGCAAATTTCAAAGGGCATGGCTGGCTCAGGTTTGCGGCTCAGAACGGAATTTCGTCGTTGGGGTCAGCGGGCGCGCCGCCGCCGTATTCTTCTTCGCTCGCGGCGGCCGGCGCCGCCTCGCGGCGGTCAAGCAGCTGCAGCTCCGCGCCGAATGCGCCGAGCACGATCTCCGTCGTAAAGCGTTCGACGCCGGCGCGATCGGTCCATTTGCGCGTTTTCATCTGGCCGCAGACATAGAGCCGCGCGCCCTTGCGCGCGTACTGCTCCGCCACCTTGACGAGGCCCTCGTTGAAGATCACCACGCGGTGCCATTCGGTCGCCTGCTTCTTCTCTCCGGTCGCCTTGTCGCGCCAGGTTTCCGCAGTGGCGACCGAAAGTTCGGCCACCTTCGCGCCGCCGGGCACGGTGCGGATCTTCGGATCGCCGCCGAGGAAGCCGACGATGATCGCCTTGTTGACGCCGCTCATGCGCTGCCTGCCTTTTCGTGCGCTGGCGCTGCGCGCATTTCCATCGCCGGTTCTTTGCCGATTATTTCCTTGATGAATTGCGCAACGAAATCGGTCACGATCCATTGAAACGCGGCCTTGCGCACTTGGTCGGCGACTATCCGCGTTGCGATCGAGGCAAGCAGGACCGCATCATCCGCCGCTCCCGTCGGCGAATAGTATGCGTTCCACATCTTGCCTTCGGCGCGCATCATCAGACGCCCGATCTCGACCGGCTTGCAGCTTTCTTCATGGTTCATGGGCCGCCCTCAGCTCGCGCTCCAGCGCGCGGCGGTAATCCTCTTCCAGGCAGGGCAGGAGGAAGGCGGCGAGCTGCTCCCAGCGTGCGGCCGGCTCGAAGCAAATATGACCGAGCGCCGTGACCGTGATCGCGGCAAGATCGTCGATGACGCGGCCGTCCGGGGCCGGCCGGCGCACCGCGGCGTCAACCTCGCCGCGCAGCCGCATGATGCGGCCGCGGTGGCCGAAGGCGCTCGCCGGCGTGCGCAGGATGTCGCGGCCGACGGCGATCAGCTCCTCGAGGATTTTGGAATCGGGACGCGTCACGCAAAATTCTCCTGTGCGGCGGCTGCAGGGCAGCTGCCGAGGCACGCGCGAAACGAATTGGACTCAGGTGCAAGGAATGGGATATTTTCATCCGCCCGGGGGCGGACGCTTGTCCCTCCTATATATAGAGGGCGCCGCTACGTAGCCCTCTTTCTCCAATGCGGCGTCTATTTCGGGGCGCAGAACGGCAGGAATAGCACCTCTATCTATCCAGTTCTGAGCGGCTTGGCGGGTACGGCCGAAGCGCCGCGCAGCAAGCGCCGGGCCGCCAAGTAGAAGGACAGCCTGTTTGACGGTGCGAACGATGGCGAGTTGACGACTCATGCTGGCAACAAAAGACACAGTCTGTGTCTTTTTTCAACATGCCACCCTTCATATTCCTGGGGAGAATTGCGACCAATGATGTCGAAAGACCAACCTAAAGAAGAATTCCTAGAATTCGCCGAACGGCTCGTCATTACCTGCTGCGCGCGCGGCATCAGCAAGGCGAGAATGATCGAAAAGACCGGGCTAAAAAAGAGCCGCCTCAATAGCTATCAGGATGCCACGCGTTTTTTCCATGGCCGGGAAATTACGACGCCCGACGGGGCCCTCCGTAAAATAAGCCGCGAGCTCAATGTTCTCTCGATATGGCTGACAGAGGGCGAGCGCTCGGTGCTGCGCAGCGATATCCGCGACGCCATCGAAGAATTCGAAGCCCTGCCGCAATCGGAACAGCTCAAGCGCGCGCAAGAACTGGGCTGGTGGCGAGAACGCGGAAGGCCCCAAAAGCCCCCGAATTCGGGGCCATCCAAATAGATTTATTCCGTTGGCCGTTTTTGCTGCTTGCGCTCAAGAAGAGCGCGGGCAAGCTGATGCACCCGCTCGGCTTGTTCGTCGACTACTTGATGTACTGCGAGAGCTACTGCAAGCATTTTCGGCACCTGGTCCCACCCGGCCTGCGAGATGAATTCTACAGCGGGAGGTAAAAGCCGTTCCGTCTCCGCAAATGTTAGTTCCGTCTTGCCAATAACTTCGCCTTCGAATGACGCCGTTTCTTTTTCCGGCGCTTCTTTTTTTGTCGTATTCATCCTGCTCCCCGCTTTTTACTCGGAGGCCTCGTTCCGATGATCACCGCATCTATGCTTGTTTCTATCATGGCGGGTATTTGGCGCAAATTGGATTTCGCAGATCTGTCGGAATTGTGTCAATTATAGTTAAGACACGTTCTGTGTCTTTTCGCTTGCAAAGACACAAATTGTGTCTTACGATCCCGCTCGCATCGAAGAGGGCGAGAAACCTCATGGGCGAAAACAGCACGTCAGCACCGCCCGTCCCCCAGTGGGCGCGCATCTCCATCGACCTCGAGATCGCCGGCGCGACGCTGATGAAGCTCGCCGGCCATCTGCAGGCGCTCGGCAACGATAACCTGCCCAATGCGATCCAGCGGGCCGACGCCCGCACCAAGCTCGCCGACGCGGCCGAAGCGCTGGCGGCGCTGGAACGGCTCGCCGCCTGCAGGCGCGCTCCTGTGCCGATGGAGCGCTGAAATGCTGGCGCCGTCGCGCATCGTTGCCACCCGCAAGGAGCTCCGCGCTCTCGCGGCGCGGCTTGACCAGCTCGCCGCGATCTTCCGCCGCAAGTCCGATGCCGCGCCGGTGTCGCGCGGCGCCGAAATCATTGCCGCCGCCGCCGCCGGAACCCTCATCGTCGAGGAACCGGAACGTGCCGGCGATTGAACTCATCGCCAACGCCGGCGTCGCGCTCGTCGGCTGGGCCGGCTGGGCCGCCGCCGTCTATTTCTACTGGCAGCTCGGCCGCACTCACGAGCTGCTCGACAGAGCCGAACGCGCAGTCAGGCGCGCGGCCCACCAGGTCAGGAGGGCCGGCCTCCTCACCGCACGCAGGAGGCAAAGCATGACGCTGGATGACAGGCTCACGGCCGCCATCAATCAAAGCCTCGGCCATGCGCTGGCCCGCATGGCCGAGGAAGGCGTTCCGGCGGGAATCGACGCCGTGAAATGCGACGTGTCCTACCATACCCCGCGGGGCTGGCAGCCGGCCGTGGAAGGCGCGGTCGTTCTCGTCAACAACAACGCCGGGCCTCTGCCGGAGGTCTCGCGCGCCTCTCATTCTTCATCCTGAGGGCCGGCGACGATGCACACGGAAGAACAGGCGCGGAAAAAAATCTGCCCGATGACGCTCGGCCGCGGCCTCGGAGCGGAACGATGCTGCATGGCCTCGCGCTGCGCCGTGTGGACCTGGCATTTCGATGAAATCGTAAACGTGGCCGAGGTCGACGTGGAAAGACGCAAAGCAGAGGGCTGGCAAATCCGCGGCGGCAAAACCGGACATTTTGGTCCGCTTTATCAGATGACGCGCAAAACCGACGCCGGATTTTGCGGCCTGGCGACGCAGGCGAAAGTCGCGGGCCGGCCGATCTCCGGGATGACGACATGACCGGCCGCTTCGCAGCGGTGCGCCTCGCGCTTGCGGCGCTCGCCGCCGCGCTCATTTTCGTCGCCGCGGCCGGGGCCGCCCCTGCGCTGCGGCGGCACATCGCGGCCGTGCTCAGGCCCGCTCTCTCGCGCCGCAGAGGCGCGCCATGAAACCCATTCGCCGCTTGCCGCATCCGGGACCCTCAGCCCTGAAGGGTGCGGCGGCTGCCCCGCCCCGGCGATATCCTGGACCATCGTCCGGGGCGGGATCTCTGGCCGCGTCTGTCCACCGACCCTCCCGGAGGACGCGGCGTCCCGCCCCGGCGGCTGCCCCTCGGCCGCCCGGGGCGGGGCTTTCCTTCCGCAACTTTCTCCGGATGCCGCGCTTTTCCCCCTCGCCTCAGAAAAGCGCGGCGCCGCGCCCGGATGGCATGTCCCCATCCGCCGTCCGGGCGCGGCACTTGCGAATGAACGCCGGCTGATGAGCAGACTCTTTCCGTGCCGTCCGGCCGCGCGGTTCGGCGCCGCCGCCGGGCTTCTCACGCCGCGGCAGGCCGCCGAGGCTCTCGGCGTCTCGCTGGAGACGCTGCACGGCTATGTCCGAGACGGCGAGCTCACCTATGTCGTCATCGGCCGCAGCAAGAAGCGGCCGCGCAAGGCGTTCGACCGCGCCGACATTGAGGCCTTCATCAAGGCCAGGAAGCGGAGGCTTGCGCCGTGCCCACCGTCTACAAAAAGCGCCAATCGAAATTCTACTACACCAACGTCTGGATCGACGGTCGTCAGCTTTCTCGCTCAACAGGCCGAACGAGCCGCCGCGAGGCGGAAATCGCCGCCGCCGAAATCGAAAAGAGATTAAAGAGCGAGCGGCAGGCGCAGGCGGACGCCGGCGTCGCGCTGACGCTCGATGCGGTGGCGGCCCGCTACATGATCGACGTCGGCGACCATCACGTCGGGGCCGACAACACGCGGCGCCTGATCAATCTGCTCATCACCTATTTCGGGCCGGCGAAGCTTATCACCGACATCACCCATGACGACGCGCTCGGCCTCATCCGCTGGCGGCGCGCCCACCTCGTCGGCAAGGGCGAGAAGGCGCGCCCGGTCTCGGCCTATGCGGTCAACGATACGACCGAGCAGCTCAAGAAGCTGTTCACCTATCTGCGGCCGGCCGTACGGCATTTTCCTCATGAGCCGGAGTGGAGGAGGCTCTGGCTCGACGAGCCGAAGCGCAAGCCGCGCGAGCTTACGGCCGACGAAGAGCGCCGTCTGGCGGCGGCAATATCCGAGCTGCGCCCGGACCTCTGGCCCCTGATCGAATTTGCCCGCACCTGCGGCAAGCGCAAGACCAACTGCTATACGCTCGAGTGGCGGCAGGTGAACTGGGAGGACGGCGTCATCCGGATGACCGGCAAGGGCCGCGCCGGCGGCAAGGATATCGCCGTCGCGATCACGCCCAGCATCCGCGCCATCCTGTGGCCGCTGCGCGGCCATCATCCGGCGCGCGTCTTCACCTTCGAGGCGCGCTATACGGTGCGGCGGCTCGGCATCGTCAGGGGCGAGCGCTATCCGTGGACGCGCGAGGGGCTGCGCGGGGCATGGAATGCGGTGCGCGCCGCGGCCGGCCTCACCGGCGTCAGCCGGTTCCGCTGGCATGACCTGCGCAGCGATTTTGCGACCAAGCTCCTGCGCTCCGTGCCCACCGCGCAAGGCATGAAGATCGTTCAGCTTGCGCTTGACCACGAGGACATCAAGACCACGCTGAGGGCCTACGCCGATGTCGCCGACGGCGAGCGCGCCGCCGCGATCGAGCGCCTCGCCCAGGAGCGCCGCGCGCGCGAGATGCGCCGGCAGGCGCAAAAACCGGTGCAGCAGCCGGTGCAGCCGGACAATCTTACGGGCACAACAGATTGATTTCTCGATCTAATTCAAGATACCGCCCCCAGTGCGCCACCCTGGGGCCAATTGCAATTATGGCGTCTTAAACCTCATTGGAAAACTAAAAAATAATTATACAAATCAATCACATAACGCCATCAATCGCCTTCGGCGCGGCCGTGGAAATTCAACAAAAAACAGGAAAAAAACCCCTGAAAACCGGTGGAGCGCGACAAAAACCGGTGCAGTAACCGGTGCAGTAGCCGCCGTGCCGGCGCGGTGACCTGCGCACGCATGCGTGCGCCATGCGCTGACGCACTTGCGGAGGCGCGGCGTTCCATCAGGAGATATGCTCGTTGACCTTCAGCTTAGTCTCGACCCGCGTCAGACGGTTGCCGAGATCGTTGATCTTCGACCACATCTGATCGTGCTGGCGGTCCATGTGGCTGCGCAGTCCGTCGCTCGTAGCCCTGATTTCCTTGAGCAGAATTTCCTTGAGCTCGATGCGGCTGCCGTCCTGACGCGCGAGCTGGCCCATGATCCACATCGTCAGACCGACAGCGAGGCCGAGGCCGCCGAACCAGAGGCCGAGGATGAACACCAGTACCGGCCAGAAGTTGAGGAAGGTCTGCATATTTTCCGACGTCTAGAGTCTTTCATTCCGCCGCAAGCTTGCGGGCTCTGCATCAGCGGGCGCAGCGTGCGATAACCATTCCGTTAGCGAGACAATCTGGCGTCCGTGGCAGCGGACGCTCCCGGCCACTGACCTGATTGTCGGGCGCTGACTGGGCAGCAGACGCGGGCCTTCGGCCTCCAGCGACCCGCGCGCCGAGAAATCATCTGGAGGAACTCCCGCGGCCTGCCAGTATGCGCCGATCCGCGGGGACCGGCCGGCGAAATGCCGGATAGCGCGGCCGGGATGATAAGGGAGCGGCCTTCCGCGGCTTAAGCCGCGGCCCGAGGTAACACCCGGAACGGGACGGGACCGGCACAGGCTACGGCCTGCCCTGCGGGGGAAAATGGGGACGCGCCGGCGTGGCCGCCGCGCGTCCTTTTTTTTGAAGAGGGTAAGCATGATTATCAATCTCACCCAGCATGAGGCGAGGCCGGAGCAAATCGCTGCCGGCGTGTACGACCTCGAAGGCGAGCATCTCGCTCGCCTGCGGGAGCTCCTCACCTTTGAGGATCTCCCCGCGCCGCGCGAAATCGCGGCGCGGGCCAAAGCAATCACCGATCTCGCCACGGCGAGCGCGGGTTATCCCGTTCCCGCCCTGGCCATGATCGGCGGCGCGCCGTTTCTCATGGGCGCGCTGGAATGCGCCCTGCGGCTCCGGGGCATCGAGCCCCGCTACGCCTTCTCGAAACGCGAGAGCGTGGAAGAGATCGTGCGCGATGCCGAACATCCGTTCGGCATCGTCCGCAAAACCCAGGTGTTCCGCCACCTGGGCTTCGTCACGCCTCCCTGACCTGAGCGCCGCCGCAGGCATAGCCGCTTGCGGCGGCGCATCGCCAGGCACGGCTCGCGCCCGCCCGGCAAGCCTCACAGCGCCGCCAGTTTTTTCGCGAGGCCATCAAGGTCAAGCCCCGGGGCGTGACCGGCTGCAGCCGGCCCCAGGTCACGCAATAGAACATACCGCCGCCGGCGCCGTCATATTTCACCAGCGGCACGTCATGGCCGCCGAGGATCGCGCCGTCGCCGCGCACGTCCCACGGCTCGCCCGCGTCGAACTGGTCTATCGCCGAGCGCGGCAGATCGACGCCGATGCGGCATGTCCCGAACAGCTGAATGCACCATTTGAGGTGGTCGAGATTCTGCGGATCGAGCGTGCCGGTCGCGTCCGACCTGTGGCCGAGGAACCCGGTATGTCAGAACATCAGGTTGACGCCGGCGCGCACGATGTTCTCCGTGCCGATCGAAACCGGCGCGGCGCCGGAGGTGACGGTCTGCTCGTAATTCACGTGGAGATATTCCGCGAATGCGTTCCAGCCGCCGCCGATCGCATATTGCACGCCGCCGCCGGTCGCGAGGCCGCTGCCGAAGTTGCGCGTGCGTCCGCCGATCAGAAAATAAGGCGAGATCAGCGCGGCGTTAAGCTGCTGGATGACGTTGACCGGCCCCTGCGACGGCGCCGGAGCGGAATTGAACAGGCCCTGCAGCCCATAGCCGAACTTGGCAAGGTAATCGACCGACCAGCGCGGATCGACATTGGCGGTGTCGGTGATGATCGACGTGCCGCCGGTATACCATGTGCCGCCGATCTCGCCGGCCGCAAAGAAATTGCCGTTCCAGAGCTGATAGCCCGCATGCAGGCCGAGGCCCGCGCCGTTGGCGAAGATCGACCCGTTGATCCCGCTGCCGAGGATATCGGCGTTCGAACCGACGCCCTCGATATGGCCGCCGAGATAGAAGCCGCTGCAGCTTGACACCGTGCACACGGCCGGCGCCCCCGCGGCGGCGTTCACGGGCGGCCTCGCGGGCGGGTTCTGGTCGGCCGCGAGCGCCGGCCAGCTCGCCATCAAACTATAGAGAACGACAAGATCAATCCGCTTCAGCATCGGCTTTCCTTTCGTCGACTCGAATCCTTTTGAAGTCCCTGCGGCCCGGATATCACGCCGCAGGCGCATCGCCTGTGTCGTCCGGCACACGGTTTTTCGGTTTACGGCCGCGCTTAAGCGGCGACCATCTGCGATGGATCTCCTTCGCAGCCCGGACGTCGGCCCGCAGCTTGGCGACACATTGCGGGCAGCCCATCGAGTAGCGTCCGCCTACGCCCGTGAACCGGACGAACGGAACCGCGTGTATCGGGCAGATGACCGGAAATTCGATGCGCTCTCGGCGCCGATGGGAATGGCCCATCGGAATATCCGCGCGTCCGGCGGCGCCCGTCAGCCGATCTTCTTCGACGCCGCGACGCGGCCGTAGATGGCGATAAGGCCGCCGATGCCGGAAATGATGGAGACGATGATGTCCACCGCGCTCGCGGCGTCGGCCGGCGTCAGCGTATAATGGCCGGCCGCGAGGCCAGAGCCGGCAAGCGACATCACCGCGCCCCAGAAGGTCCTGCTTTCGATCAGAGGCTTGAATCCGTTCATTTTGGTCTCCGTTGCGAAATGTGCGCGAAATGCGCTCATGCCGCGTTCCATTGCGCGGCGAGCTCGTCGTCGCCGCCGTCGAAAGCGCTGAGGTCGGCCGCGCCGTGGATGCCGGGCGTCGAATGCGGCTCGGGGCCTTCGCCGCCGCCGGTGAATTGCCACAGGAACGGCGTCTTCCACAGCGCCGGCCATCTCGGCGCCGCGGCGTAATGCGCGAGCCACAGCTCGCATTGCGCGAGGACGGCGCGCTGATAATCATCGGCGCGGGGAAGCTGCTCCTTGATGAGGAAACCGGAATAGACGACGCGCTTCCTGATGCCCGCGGCCTCAAGCTCGTCGAGGAAACGGACGAGCGCCGCAAGCGGGACACGCGTATCCTCGTGATCGACCGCGATCAGCGTCGCCTCGGTGGGCCGCGCCTCATCGAGGAAGCGGCGCGCCTGGCCGGCCGGATCGCCGGGCCTGAGAAAATGATAGGCGCCCCACAGCATGCCGGCATCGAGCGCCATGACGCGACGCCGCGCATAGGCGCGGTCGGAAAGCGTCGCGCCCTCGGTCGCCTTGTGGATGACGCCGCGGATGCCGGCCTTGTAGGCGTCCTCGAAGCTCGACACGGCATCGCCGTGGTAGAGGTCGATCACTTTCGGATTGATGTTCATCGGGCTTTTCTCTCTGCGGGGTTGAAACGCGGGCGCGGCGGCCGCGTCATTGCGCCCGCTTCTCCGTCTTCGCCTTCTCCAGTTCGCTCTTTAATCTCTGCACTTCTTCAGCAAGCTGCGCGGCGCGGGCCTCCGCCAATGCGGCGCGGTCTAGCCATTCGTTGCGCTGCGCCTGAAGCACAGGAATGAGGCGCTGAAGGATGGCGGGATCGGCCTGCTGCGCGCCGGCGGCCCGCAACGGACGCCAGCACGTCGGATTCTGCGGGCGCACATTGCGTTGGCTTCACCTTCTAAAGCCCGGATACATAAGCGCGAAACTGGCTTGACGCTGCACCTGCTGAAGATACAACTTGAAGATCAAGCGTATACCCGGGAAAAATGTTTACACCCGGTCCGTCATACTCACACCCAAATGATGACGCTCCAGAATAAGAACACGATGCCAGTGTCGTCGCGTTATTACGCAAGTTGCATGTATAGCTCTGGCCTACTCCAGGTGCGCCTGTTGATAGACAGGAGAACTTGGTGACAACTTGTGTCAGCGCGATCGCGGTCTCCACCGCACCTTCCGTCGTGGCATAACCGGAAGCGCCCAGATAGAACGTCGCGCCAGCGCCCCCGACTGAAGCGGGCGTCGTCGCAGCAAAAATAGTCTGCCCCGAGAACAGCGCACCGGTAAAGCCGCTCGCCGCCTTCTTGGATCCCCACGCCTGACCATTCAGCCAGATCGAAGACGTTGCATCAGCGATGTGGAGATCGAATGCGTTGTTGCCGGTTGCAAGACCGCCCAGCACGTTATTGGTCGCAGAATTACCGAAATACATCCCGCCACCGAAACCGCCGGTCCCTGATAACGCGTTCGGCCCGGTGAACTGCATCCATATATCGCTGCTGAACGTATTCCCGATACAATGATTACAGACGAAGCTGTAGTTCCTGATTGTATCGCCTATAACGGCCGAAAAGAAATCGAGCTGCCCGGCATTGTCGAGCCAGCCCGTCTCGAAGCCGAGCATGGTGATGCCACGGAACATGTTTCCGCCAGTGGGCGCAGCACCTAGATTGTCACCGCTGATGTAGACACCGGCCACGCCGTAGCTGCTTGCATTGTGGGTAGTACCGTAAGCCACGATGTCGCTGAAGCGGCTATTGTTGACGCCGACGTCCTTGAAGATCGCGAACAGTTGAGCGGCGTTGACCACGGCGCCGCGCACTGTCTCTTGAGCACCAAAACTCCCGGAGCCGCTTGTGTTGCTAATTTGCAACCCCGCGGGAACGCTGCTGAATATGACATCACTGACGACACCTTCGGTCGCATTATCGATGACCAGCGTTCCCCAGGCGGATTCGACGATGTTGCCGCTGCTCGCGCCGGCAGCGGTGAGCGTCAGCGTTGCGCCCGAGCCGCTCGCGTTGTTGGTATCCATCGTCGCGACCGGGCTTGTCGGGAATGTAGAATAAAGCCCCGGCGCATCAACTGCCACAGCCATCACCGCGCCGCCGCTGACTGCCGTCACGTGTACGATCGTCGGAGGCCCGATGCCGCCCTGTGCAACAAGATGATCATTGACGCTGTAGTTCGACCCGCCAGCCGCTACGGTCGGCGCAATCGCCTGTGTCGAGGGAATCGCGTCCGCTAGCGTGATCGTCGAGCCGGCAATGTTGGTGATCTTTGTAAGGTGATACGCGCCACTGTCCAGCGCGATCGCGATGGGCTGATTGACCTGCATCCCCGTCGCGCTGTTGACGCCGATCGTCGTACTGCCGGGAGTGGCCGCGCCGGAAAGCGTCGTTGCGTGTTTCGTCGCGCCATTGGGATCGTTGAACTGACAATTCCGGACGCGGGAATTGAATCCGGTCTTCCTGAGTATCCACTGGTTTGCGCCCGCGACAGGCGGCGCTTGTAGTACAGAGCCGCCGCAATCAAGAGATTGATCTGCAGAAAGCGTCACATCATGGATGATGCAGGTTTTCCCACTTGGGACAAAGATGGAATTTTGTGCCGAGATTGCGGCGGAAAAAGCCAAGCTGTCATCCGTGGAGCCATCGCACGCAGCGCCATAAGCCAGGACGCTTACGCCTGGCGCATTCTGCTGCACGAACGCAGTGCTCGCGCAGGCGTTGCTCCTGTCGCCCGGCGGCATGGTCGGGCACACGATGTTCTGCGCCGCCGCGCCGCCGTGCATGAGCAGGGTGGCGGCGCACGCTAGCGCCAGCCGCCATGCGGCCGTGATCCAGAACGTCATCGAACGATTTCCTCGGGAGAGATGGACGATCACACGTATTCGAGCGCCGTCAGCGCGCCGTCGGCGTTGTTCGCCGTCGCCGCATTGAATGCGCAGTTTACCCGCACCTTGCCGCAGGCGCGGATCTCCTTGCTTGCCTTCGGCAGCAGGATGATCGAGCCAGCGCCCTGCGAGGCCGCAAGATTGGCCGGGCACACCGCCTTGTTCTGCGTGCCGGGATTGTGAAACAGCACGCCGCGCCGGTTCTGGTTCGCCGGCAGGAAGGCTTGCGACGCGGTGGTGAGCGCCGAGGTCTGCCAGCCGTTCGGCGACGTGATGTCGATATCGAGGTTAGGATAGGCGACCGGATTGGGAGGGCTCCCCGCCGGATTGGCGTCAGTGAAATTCCATATGGTCAGGCCGAAGCTGCCGGCGGCGTCGGCCACCACGTTCCAGGCGCAGTTGACGCGCACCAGGCCGCTGCCGGCGCCGAAATCGCCGCCGAGGCTGTCGTAAATCTCGAAATAGCTGAACGGCTCGATGGCGATGCCGCCGCTGCCGCTGACGAGCGTCAGATTGGCGGGGGCGACGCGCAGCACCACGGCGGCGTTCGGGTTGTGGAACAGCATGCCGTGGCGCAGCGAATCGGCGGCGATCGCGGCGACCGGCGAGTTGCCGATGCCCGTCACGGCGACGCCGATCGGCCCCGGCACCGGAATGTCATGAGCAAGATAGGAGCGGGAGATCGTCATCGGCTTGTTTCTTTCGGCGGCGCGGGCGCGGTCATCATTAATTCTTCAGCAGGCCGTTGCGGCGGCGCATGTCGTTGCCGTATTGATTCCGTTTGTTCTTGTGATGCCGCCGAGAAAACCCATTATATTGGCCGAGAGATTGTTGACGTTGTTGACGGTCGTCCCGGAATAACTGTTGTGCGCCGCGGAGACCACGCCTGCGCCGGCTTCGACCTGGATGCCGTAACTCGGCTTGTTGGAATCGCCGTAGCGCTGACCAAGAAATGAGCCGGTGACAAGGACGTTGGATGCGTGCGCGGTGATGTCTATCGTTGGCGCCATGCCGTTGCCGGCATGATTCGTATCGAAAAAATGGCTGTTCGAGATCGTGACATCCTGGACATCGATTTTAGCAGCGCCTCCCCACGTGTCGTGAATCGCCGTATTGTCGATGAAGACACAGCACGTGTTGGAGTTGGCGTCGAAGTTGACCGCAAGCGGATAGTTGGCCAGGCTGCTGCCGTTCCCTGAATTGTTCAGTTCGCCGTTGACGATGTGGAAGTCGCGGCCGGCATTGATGAGAACAGAATTCAGGCTCGAGCCGTCGACCTCCAAGTCATCCGCCATAAGAAACAGCGGAAACCACATGGTGCTGGCCTGACTGTTGTTCACAACGAGGCCGTTGGCGCATGAGAGCAGCGCGACATGCGTCATCACGACGGTATTGACCATGCCGTCCCAGCCAAAGCAGTTGGCACCGGCCGCTTGAGCGTTCATGAAGACATGATCGAACCCGATCTGATCTGAGCGATACCAGCCGCTGTTCGTGCCGGTCGTAATCGCGTTATATAAGAGAATGCCGTACGAGCTGCCGCTCGTCGAACGGATATAGCCGTTGAGCTGGTGAAATTCGACGTTGTTGACATATGCCGTGGCGGCGAGAAGCCACGACGAAGGATAAAAGATTTTCTGTATCAGAACCTCGCGGGCGCCATTGATGTCAAACAGGTAGCCTCCGGTGCGATTCGGCGCGGTAATCGTCATGTCCTCAACGGAGACGCCGGTGATCTGCAGGCAACTGCTCGGCGGCGATGCGCCCGTGCAATTGGCGCTGGCCGGAAAGGTGCCGATCGTGATGGCGTCGGCAGCGCCAGCGCCGGTGAAAGTCAGCGTGGTGCCGTTGATCCCCGCACCTTTGAGATGAATGCCGCTGGTTCCGATCGCAATCGTGCCGGCGAAAGCGCAATTGGCATTGGGAAACTGGACGGTGCCGCCCGTCGAGCCTAGCGCGCTAATCGCCCGCGCAACGGCAGCCGTGTCATCGGTGCCGCCATCGCAACGCGCCCCGTAGGTGAGCGGCGAGACGACGCCGCCCGCGGCATTGCAATCGATGTACCAGGTGCCGGAGGTTTTCGCGTCCGTCGTGATGGCGCAGGTCGAGCCTGAAGGGATCGTGGCGCTTGTTCCTGACGGGACGCCGCCGGCGAAAGAATCTGCGGCATTAGGAGTAAGCGTCTCGATACCGGCAAGCGCCGTGATCCTGAAAGTGAAACCGTTAAAGAGAGTGCTGGCCCGGGGCAGGGTATAGGTGATGGGCCCGGTCGCAATGCGCTGGGTGCCATGGAACGCGCAGGTCACGGTCTGACTGACCGAGTCTGCGACCGTGGAAAACAGATTCGCACGGGCATTGCCTGACCCGTCGTCCTGGATGGTCGCACCGCCGCAGGTCCCGGCGTTGATGTTCTCCTGCGCCATGGTGCCAAGCCCGAGCGCGGTGCGGCCGGCGGCGAGGCTCGCCGCGTCCACCACGGGCGCCATCGCCGAGGAGATCACGCCGGAGGGCGCGAGCGAACAGGCAATCACGTTGTTGCCGCTGCCGTCAAAGCACAGGCCCTGCCCGGCGGCCTGGGCGGCCGGCGGCAGCGGGTTGGGGGACGAGGCATTCGAGGCGTTCATCTGCAGCGCGCGGCCGATCTGCTCCGAGATCTGCTGGCCCTGCATCACTGCGGTATCGACCGCGGTCTCCGCCCCGTTGCCGAGCGCCTGCACCGATTGCTGATTGGCGAGGCTCACCGCCTGGGTAAGCGGCAGCGTCCGCATGATGGTGAGCGTCGTCCCGGCCGCGATCGGCGTGCCGTTCGGATTGTAGGTGACCGTGCCGCCGACGCCCCACACCGCGCCCTGGACCGGCGGATTGAGGCTCAACTGGTATTGCGTCGCGCCCGAGCCTTGGGTCAGCGTGGTCTGGTTGCCGAACGCATCGGTATAGACGACGCTGATGTATTGCGCCGCCACGCCGATAAAGTTGAACGTAAAGACCGTCTGCGCGCCGTTGCCGGCGACGATCGTCTTGTTGGCCGAGGTGTTGACGGTCGCTCCGGCCGGCCCGGACGGCAGCAGCACGACAGCCGGCGCCGCGAACATCCAGCCGAGCGCGAGCGCTCCCGCGATAAAGCGGCGGATCGAGGTCATGGATTCTCCTTGGATCTCTCTCTACTTGCGTTCCTGGCCGCGGTGCGGCTGCACCGGATGCGGCTGCAAGCTATGCCTGGCGAGCGCCAGCTGCTCGTTCGGGCGCCGCATGACCTGCTCATGGCGCCGGTGCGGCGCCGCCCGCGGCTTCGGCGGCTTTTTCGCCTGCCGCGGCGGATGGGGCGGAGGGAGGCTCACGGCTTTGCCGCTTCGACGCAGACCGCCTGCGCACGCGGCTCGATGCGATGATAGACACGGGCGCTGAGCAGGCATTCCTCCTGCGTCGAAAACAGTTGCGGAGCGATGCGCGCGATCGCGCCTTCGTCAAACGACACGAAAAATATCAGCACCCAGGCCATGAAGGTCTCCGTTGTTCTTCAGCCTTCTGACCGTATGATGAAAAAAAAGAACCGCCCCGGAGGGCGGTTCTTTCAATGAGGCCGCGGCGTTGACGCCGCGGAAATTGACAAGGCTTTACTTTAGAGGAACGCCCCACCTATCGCTTCAATGAGGCCGCGGCGCCGGCGCCGGCATCCGCGGAAAGGCGCGCCTCATTCCCTTTTATTGCGCCGCGCGGCGGATTGCAAGGCCATCGTGGTCGATCAGACTTTCGGCGCGGAAGGGCGGCGAAAGATCATCCCAAGGCAGCCCTTATCGCATCTGCCTCGTTCAATATCGCTTTGATGCACAATCGATAAAAATCTCTTTTCCGCTCGTTCAGACTTTCCCAATCCGAGTCGTCCGTGGGATCAAGGTGCTCCATCTTCCAATGGAGAGTACGCGCCAACCGTTCCAATGCGCATTCTCTGTCTAATGGATGTTCGGTTGCGAGCACCCCAGCGTCCGCGGGACCGGTCGTCTCTGGTAAATGCGGAGACAAAGCTATCTCTCTTTCATGCTGCGCTCGATGCCGCGTCGCCTGGCTCATTGCGGCCTCTTCGCCAGATGCTCGGCCAGCACCTGCAGGATCTTCCTGGACAGGGTCACCCCGTCCTCCCGCGCGAGCTTTTCCATCTGCCTGCGCATCTCGGGCGGCATGCGCAGCGAGTACGACGGGTCGCGGCCTCCGGCATAGGGACGGCCGCGCTTTTTTGGTCCGACCTTTTTTGTTGACATCGTCATAAAAAGGTCGTACCAAAATTGCGGACCGGAGGCAAGGCGGCCACCTCGCCCCGGTCCTGACCACCAAACCCCTGACGAGGAGGGATTTAATGGCTGAAACCGTAAATACACTCTCTGGCGGCGGCGGCAAGGTGCATCGCCTGATGCCGGCCGCCAGGGAGGGCGCGCCGCGCGCGCCCTCGCGGCGCATCCGCAGGGCGGTGCGCGCCCTGCGGCGTCAGGCCGCAACCGCGGCCGGCGTCGGAGCGGTTGCCGTCACCCTGACGGCGCTGTCTCTCTCCCACCTGGCCCACGGAATCGAGATCGTCACCCACTGCGAGCCGTGGGAGGGCTGGGCAATGGCCGTGGGCATCGATCTCGGCTTTGTCGCCTTAGAGCTCTCGCAGCTCGCCATCGGCGACCGGCTGCGCAAGCAGGTCGCACGCTTTGCGCGACCCGCGATCCTTGGCACGCTTGCCGGTTCGGCCGCGATGAATGCGTTCGCGTTCGCCTCCCAGGCGGGCGGCTACGTAATGATGGCCGCGGCCGTAACGCTCGGGGTGGCCATTCCCACCCTGGTCTATGCCCTTACCCGCGTCGGCGCTGCTCTCGCCACCGAC